ATCCACATGAATGGTTTATGTTTCATGGTGCTATGTATGGCTATAAGCAAGCTAACTACATGGCTTTAGAGAATTGGACTAATGTATATGATGGTGATTTGGGTATTGCATTAACTGATACCTATACTACAGATGTATTCTTTAAGAATCTATCTCGTAAGCAGGCTAAGTTATTTGATGGTATTAGACAGGATAGTGGAGATGAGTTCCAATTTGTAATGAAGGCTATTGCCAGATATAAAGAACTTGGAATTGACCCATCTACTAAGACTATTATCTTCAGCAATGCACTGACATTCGATAAGGCGGAAGAAATTCAGGAATATTGTAGAGGTAGAATCCGATGTGCGTTCGGTATAGGTACTAACCTTACTAATGACACTGGATTTAAACCATCTAATATCGTTATGAAGCTGACTTCTTGCCGTATGAATAAGAACCAACCAGTATTCAACTGTGTGAAACTATCTGATGATTTAGGGAAACATACTGGTGATACTGAAGAGGTTAAACACTGTATTCAAACTATTAGTAAGTTTTAAGTAAATGCCAACCTGGCGATATGCACTAAAATCTAGTATTTCCAAACTTACCCCCAAAGAGCTAAATGCTTATGGGGATAAGGGTTGGGAATTAGTATCTGTGGTATATGTTGAACTAGTGGGATTCATATATTACTTTAAAAAAGAATTAAAAGTATGAACAGATTAAATTATGAAAAAGTTTTCAAAACCCTCGTTGAGGAGACTGGAAATTATCTTGTTAATTATAGTCTTCGCGCTATGGTTCTTGGGGTTAGTGGCGGCATTGACTCCACTGTTGTAGCTGCTATTTGTTGTGAGGTAAACAAACAAACTAATATTCCTCTAATTGGACGGAGTTTACCAATTAAGAATAAGAAGGATGAGTTTGATGTATCTAAACTGGTAGGAGAGGCATTCTGTAATAACTTTGATGTTGCAAATCTGTATGATGAGTATAAATGCTTTCTAAGTGGGTTAGTATGGAGGGAAGAGAGAATTGATTTATTGGATGATACTGAAACCATGCACCCAGAGAAGTCCAAACAACAAACTCTTATAGCTAATGGTAATATCCAAGCTAGGCTCAGAATGATATATCTCTACAATCTTGCTTCCATTCATAATGGGTTAGTAATGTCTACTGATAATCAGACTGAGTATCAGCTAGGATTCTGGACTATTCATGGTGATGTGGGTGACTTTGACCCAATTCAGGACTTGTGGAAGACTGAGGTTTATCAATTAGCCGAATGGCTTAAACTCTTCTACTATACAGATGGGGATGATGCTGATAAGGCTGTAGCTATTGGAGAATCTATAAAGCTAACTCCGACTGATGGGCTTGGCATTAGTAATAGTGACTTAGACCAGATTGGGGCAAAGAGCTATAACGATGTTGATAGGGTGTTGCAAACTTTAGTCTGTCCTGCTTCTCCTGAGAATGACAGAGTGCAAGATGCTTTAACTGTTGAAATAGGTCCAGAGATTATAGATAAGATTATCAAAAGGCGTCGTAACTCTAGGTTTAAGCGTGAAAAGTCTCCTATCTATATATCTAGGGAAAGGTATGAATAAAATTGTTTGAAATGAAGTTATATTATTTATTTTTATTAGTAATGTTCCTATTGATGGGTTGTACTAACTCATCTAACATTAGTGGTCCTAATACTATAGGAACGTCTAAGGTACATGGAGATGTGTACAGCTATGTTATTGATGGACATGAATACATAAAGCTAGGTAATGGCTTTGCACATTCTGGTACTTGCAAGAAATGTAAGACAGATTTGGAAAGTATTATCCGTAAAGTAGTTAAGGAGGAACGTTCACAATGGTAGGGATATTCTTTGGGTCTTTTGACCCTCCACACATAGGTCATGTTAATGTAGTCACAGCTGCTCTAAACTCTGGTAAAGTTGATAAAGTAATTGTAGTTCCTGCATATAAGAGTGTATGGAAGAATACTGAAACCAAATGGGAGTATAGACTTGCTATGGCTAAGGAAACATTTGACAATATTCCTGGAGTAGTTGTAGACGGTATAGAGTACCGCATATCTAACGGTGAACCTTTACCCACTTATAAGACTATAGAAGCATTAAAAGAGATATATGGAGAATTTACTATTGTTACATCTGCAGAAACCTATAAGGAAATTCCTAGATGGCAACATGGTGAAGAAATACTAAAGAATAATAAATTCTTAGTAGTTGATGTAGCTCACTTTGACAGTGAAGATATATCTTCGGATGATGTTGATATTGTATATGCTCCAGATATTACTATATGTTCTACAGCTATCCGAATGTGGGTTGATAACGGGGAGATTATATTACCATTTGTAACAGATGCAGTTAATTCAATAATCAGAAAACTTGGGCTATATAAATGAACCAAATCTATGTTTCAGGTCCTTGGTCTTTTTCCTCTGGAGTACTTCAAGTAGTTAAGAGTATAAAGACTAAATCAAAAGATAAGGTAGTTTATAGTGAGAAGGGAGAAGATTATCAATTCTCTAAACTTGAACAATCTAACTATGTCGTATTCGTATTAGACGGGTTTGCATGGCAACAAAAACTTGAGAATATATCAAGAGGTATGCTCTCAGAATTACTGTGGTGCATAAATCATAGGATTCCCATGTTTTTAGCTTATAAATCTGCTAATGGATTAGGCATATATGGAACGGAAATAGATGACAATTTAAACTTTAAGGGAGTTGCTGGGACTGCAGATAACTTCTACCAGATTATAAGTGGACAATTTGGAAACATTGTTGCTGATGATTCTGCGTTCCTAAAAGGATTTAGAATATCAGACGTAGGAAATGTATATCTAAAAGGAGAAATGTTCGCAGACCCATTGGACTATCTTAATGTTGAACAACCTAAGAGTTATTTTTATTAACATGAAGAACTTTCCAATATTAGACGAAAATGGCAAGGAATGGTGGATAAGCCGTTCTATTGCAGTAACTGGATGTATATTTACATTTCTGAATGGTAAGTGGTGCGTATTAGCCAATAAAAGAGGTGAGGGCACACCTGACTTTCAGGGAATGTGGAATATGCCCTGTGGTTATTTGGACTTCAATGAAACTACGGCTGAGGCAGTAATAAGAGAAGTCTATGAAGAAACTGGAGTTAAGGTCAATCCTGATTATCTCCATTTCTGGTGTTTCAATGATTCTCCAACTCAAAACAGGCAGAATGTATCATTTAGGTATTATGCCTTAGTCGATGCACAGCCTGGAAATATTAGTGTTGGAACTGGTAATGATAGAGGTGGAGAAGAGGATGAAGTAGAAGCTATAGGATGGATTCCAGTAGATACCGTTGATAATTATAAGTGGGCATTTGGTCACGATGAAATTATCAAGGACTTTGTGAAATGGATGCACTTAGAAGATAATGATTGGGATGATATTGACTTAGACCCAGTATGATTTACTTTATAAGTGGACATAGAGACCTAACATGGGAGGAGTTTGCCAAATGGTATGCTCCTGCCATTAGTAGGACACTCAGTACGGATAATGGGGCAAGGTTTGTAGTAGCAGAATGTGAAGGTGCTGACAGAATGGCTCAGGACTATTTACTAGCCTGTGGTGTTGCCCCTATAGGTATTACTGTTTATCATATGCTAAAGTCACCTAGATATTTGGCTAATGAGAGTATACGTACAGTAGGTGGGTTTACGTCAGATACAGAACGTGATGAAGCTATGACTAGGAACTCTGACTATGACATTGCTTTTATCCGTAAGGGTAAAGAAACCTCTGGAACTGCTCAAAACATCCTAAGGAGATGGACAAAGTAAAAGAAACTGAAAAGGAGAAGTTTGAGAGATTAAGACTACACTTTACTAGTTTATTTTTACAGCATCCCAAGATGTTAGAGATTCTTACTTATAAGGATATTGTAGTTAAAGCTAAGGAGTTTACTAAAGAATATCTAAAGCATGAATAAGTTTATATTCCTAGATATAGATGGGGTTATGAACAGTAACCTTTTCTATTCTGAAAGAACTCAAGATAAGAGATATGATGAATGGATTAAAGACCATCCTCAGCATATAGCTTGGGGTGCTTGCAACATTGACCCAAGAGCAGTAAAGAGGTTGAATAGAATAACAGATGCTACTAAGGCTAAGATTATAGTTTCCTCTACTTGGAGAAGTGATAGTAACCTCCAAGAGATATTTACCCTAGTTGGTATTAAAGAGCCTATATATGATGTTACGCCCTATATGAGGAGTAGACATAGAGGTTCCGAAATACAGGAGTGGTTAGATAAGCAAACTGAGCCTTATAGGTATATTATTCTTGACGATGATAGTGATATGTTAGACTGTCAGCTACCTTACTTTATCCAAACTGACTGGTTGAAATGGGGTTTAAGTGATGAAGATGTCGAACAAGCAATACATATTCTAAATGATACAGCCGCTTAGACATATCTATAATGACCCAACCCTAGACAGAGAGTTGCTTCTTCGTAAGTTAGCCTCTCTAAGGATTAAGGGTGTAATTAGTATTGAAGAATACGAGTATTTAAAACATTTAATAAGAAAGGAGAACGAAAATGCTCAGAGAGCAAATGGATGCACTTATTAAGCAATCAATGCTTGATAAGAACACAAAGAGAACTGATGTACTAAGAGCTATTAAGAATGAGTTCTTAGTGTTTCAAACAGCTAAAAATGCTAAGCCTTTAGATGATGCAGCTGAGTTTACTATTCTTCGTAAGATGGTTAAGCAAAGACTTGATAGTAGAGACCAATATATTGCAGCAGGAAGGAAAGACCTAGCCGATAATGAATCTAAGGAGATTCTTGTGCTGGAGTCTTTCCTTCCGCGAGAAGCCACGATTGAGGACATCAATAAGGCAATCTATGAAATCTGTACGGAGAAGGGATGGTACATACCGCAGAGTGAAGACACAATCTGTCCAGAAATCCCGAAAAAGTCTATGGGAGAAGCTATTAAGGTGGTCAAGGGAAAGCTTGATAATGTAGATGGTAAATTACTTGCTGATACTATTAAATCATTCCTTGTATGACACTAAAGGAAATAGTAACTCTTCCGAGCGAAGCAAAGTTTGTTCATGCAATAGCTGGAACTCTATATTACAGAATCATAACAGATGATGTGATTGTAGAGTTTCCTATTGACATGAATGATAAGGATGATGTTGGTACTACCACATTTGTAGCTTCCTATAAGCCTATTACATTAATGAGGTATATTAGAAAGGCTATTGATAATGAGAGTATAATAATCATCCACAGATAAGATGTGAGTAGTTGTACTATGTGATATTTGACTTTTAAATCAAACTCTAATCTATTTTCATGAAATTCATAAATTGATTTGGTGATGCAGCTTATAATGCTTATATTTGCAGAAATTAAGTGGTTAAACTGTTTAAACGTATTAATTTATGAAAATCGAAGAGAAATTTAGAAAATTCCAGCAAGGTGGTGCTGCACCTCAACCTGGTGCTGAACCAGCAGGCGGAGCACCAGCAGAAGGAGCACCTGCTGAGGGTGGTGCACCTGCTGAAGGGGGACAAGACCCAATGGCACAGATTCTACAAGTAGCTGCACAAGCAGTTCAGACTCAGAATTGTGAGGCTGCAATGGCTGTATGTCAAGCTCTAATGCAAATCGCTCAAGGTGGTGCTGCTCAAGAACAAGCTCCTCAAGAGGAACCAACTTTTGCAAGAAAAGGTGCTAGACTAGTAAGAGTAAGATAATTAGTCAACAAGGTAAGAAGGGGCGTATATTAATTATATGCTCCTTTTTTATTATACATAGTATATGTCACAAGTAATAAGAAAGTACAACTCTGGAGGTCAAACTGACAAACCTAAGCTTCTGAGTATAAAAGGACTAGGCGACTTTAACCAAGATGACCTAATAAAGAGAGGTTATAGAGATGTGGATGAATATACCTCATCTAAGGGGTTAAAGAATGCTGCTGCAGCTGATTTTAGGAATGCTGTGCAATATATGCTTGAGGGAATGAACAATGGCACTATAACTATGGATGCTATGGGCAACTTTCAAGATGCAACGGGTCAAAAATCAAGTACTGGTGAGTTAGATAGAAAGAAATTCTGGGGTATAAAAACAGGGGTTAAGAATACTGAGAATAATGCCTATGGATTAGCTGCTGATTATCTATACAACATCATTAAGGGAGCACCGCAGTATAAGCAGCCTGAGGTAAAGGCTGAGAAATTTAACACCAATGACTATCTAACTAAGGAGATTTCAAAAAGATGGTATGGAGGAAACAATATAGATTTTGGCAACTGGTTTAAAAACAGGTCAGAGAAAGACCGTAATGCACTCATAGCTGACATCTTTAATAGTGCGGATTATAATAAATTGTATCAAGAGCACGATTGGACCGATACTGGTATCAATAGCGTAGAAGACTTAATGGCTCGTGGAAGGGCATTTGGCTCTGCTATTTCTAATAATAAACTAGACAATGACGATTACAACACATTTGCCACACTAGGTGGTAGTGATTTAGATAAATTTATGAAAGCTGCAGTTGAAGCACAGCCAGCACAAGCTCCTGCGGTAGAAGGTCAACAGGGAAGAACTGACAGAGGTTGGTCTAACTCCGAGTATGACAGAACAATTGATGAGAAAGGTCAATATCATATATATAAAAAGGGAACTAACCAGGAAGTTAGTGGGATACTTCCAGGTAACGTGTTTGAGGGGGTAGGTAATAAGTATGCCTTTAATGGAAATATCTATGATGATTCAAACTTGCCTGAACAATATAGACAAGACATTACTAGAGCAAGACAAGCCCAATTAAATGAGTATACTAGACTTACTGACAATAACCCATTTACCAAGATGCTGAGAGGTAGGGGTTATAACTATATTACTAACTTATCTCAATTTGCATCTGGGGCTGGTGATAATATTCTGTATGGGGTATATTCAGACCCATCAGATGTAAGTGGAAAATCAGAGTTTTACTTAAAAAATCCTACTACTGGAGAAGTACGCAACGGTTCAGTAGAATTTAATAAATCCTTAGGACAATACCAATTTGTTGGTAGCGATGGTAACATTGTGAACCTAGGAACATATAATCCTGCAGGAGCTAGGAGTAACCAAGGGACTAGCTTTATAGACTACAGTGATGTTTCAGAAAGCAATAGGGATAATTTATTCAGTGCATGGATGAATGACTCTGGATTAAACAACCCAGCCAGTGATGCTTATAAAATGGTTCAGAGTACCTTATCTAAGTGGATTTCATCTGGTCAATCTCCTTTTGTGAGTTATAAGGGTCAGTACCAGTGGAAAAGTGGTGATGATGTTATGAATGTTAGGAAGGGACCAGATGGACAGTGGCAATGGAGTTTCAATAAGGGATTTGATAATTCCCAAACCCAAAAGAATGAACGTCTCGAAGCCTTACTTCGCATTCCAATTAACCAAAGAACTAGGGAAATAAATGATGAGATATTAAGACTTCGTGGATACAGAAAAGAAGGTGGAGTAATAACTGCTCAGTTAGGTACTAAATTCACTAAAGTAGAGGATACCCCAAGTGTGACAAGACCTAAAATTAGTGAAGAGCAGGCTAAGAAGAATCAGGCTGCACATCAGTCATTCACTGGTAGGTCTAATGCCTCACTAGGTAATGACAAAGATATAACTGATGCTGGTGGAGTTATTAAGACTTCTGATAAAGTTAGATTGGGAGCAGCTATGGCTGACTTAGCTAGTGTTGGACTTGGGTTTGTCCCTGGAGCTAACCTTGCTTCTACAGGTATAGGTGTAGGTTCATCTCTAGCAGAGTTTGGCGCAGATTGGGCTAGTGATGGTTTAGATTTAGGAGACGCTGGTAGACTCGCAATGAACTTGGGAATGGATGCCTTATCCTTAATCCCAGTTGGAAAAACATTGAAAGCTACTAGAGCATTAGGAAAAATAAGAAAGAGTATACCTCTCATTATGACAGCTGTTAACGCTGCTAATTTCCTAGACCCAACACTAAGGGCAGAATATAGTAAAACTCTATCAAAACTTACTAAGGGCGATATTAAGAGTCTTAATACTGGGGACTTCAAGAACCTTTCTGCTATTGCTAGTACAGTATTGATGGGAAAGAACTATGCTCAGTCTAAGAAGGGTTGGTGGAACTCCTCAACTACACCTTCTGGTAAAAGGAAAGTTACTGCCATGATTGACGGTAAGCAACAAACACTAGAAGTTGATGATGCTTTCTTCCAGAATACAAAGGGTAAAAACCAGGTAAGTGAACTCAAAGCTAAATTTGCACAACAATATAATAAGGCTAACAATCTTGAGGGGGATAATGCAATAAAACCTGAAAGTGTGTCTATAGATACGAAATATTTCGGACTAAGACCTCAATCTGAGAAGGTTGAAGGAACAAAGAATGCTGGAAATTGGGCAGCAGACACAAAAATAGGAAACTACTGGTTAGGTTATAGAGATGCTTCCCAGCCTAGAGGTAATGCTAACATACCATTCTCAGACGCATGGTTTTACAAGAATGGAATAGTTGGAGGACGAACAAGGGCAGAGAAGAACGATATTAGGAATAGATGGGCTGAAAGTATAAAAAGAGCTGGAGAAATAAAGAACAAGAGAGACTCTGAAATAGCTCAGAAGGGTGTGGAAGGAGTATCTAATCTAGTTCAAGCTCTTAACTATGCTTCCAAATACAGAACCGCCCCACTCGCACTTCCTGCACCTGGTCAAGCAACCCCATCTAATAGGGTGTTTGTTATGGGAGATGGTAGGCAAAGACAGCCTTTAGATAAAACTGACCCCTCTAAACTAAGTAAGCCAGGAACATATCAGGATAGGGCTGTTCACACAGGAGGTACTCCAGTTGAGTCTCCAAATGCTAACGCAGTAAGGACAGTTAGGACTATAAATTCTATTTTAGAGCCATTTGTTCCTAAGACTACAAACTTGCCAGCTGTTATCCCTGCATCTAGAAATGCTAATAAAGTAGTTGCTTCACAAACTATACAACCTTCACAGAGGTTAGACCAGTTTATTGAAGGACAAATACCAGGTGGAAGGCAGTTTGGTAAACAAAGAGCTAAAACTGAGAGGGAATATAGAGATGTATTCCATCCTGCAGCAGAACGTGAGTATAATGCAGTTTGGGACGAAGCTGTTAGAAATAGGAAGGACTTTGGATATGAAGAAGTCTTCCCTAAGAGAAGTCCTTATGCTCCTCCTACTCCTACAGAGGTATATGTAGTACCAGAAGGTGCTATGAAAGACCCTAATGCAAGGTATCTTTGGGAACTTATAAACAAGAAACCTAATACTAACCATACTAAGAGGGCAGACTTACCTCATAAGAAGTCAAATAAAAAGAAGAAAACTTCTAAGGATGATAGAGTCACTAAGAAAGCAGAGGGTGGATTAATTCAGTTCCTGCAAGGTGGTGATACAGTAGGAAGAATCAAGGCTAAAGATATGTCTAACTGGAATAGAGCATCTGCTCTGGCTAACTATGATTGGGTAGCTGATATTGATAGATGGAGGGCTTCACATACTGGACCAGATGATTGGCAATCTTCTTATATACTCTCTTTTAATGGCGGAGAAGATATATATGACCAATTAACTGATAAGACTGGAGATTACTTCGGCGGTAAGTATAATTACTCAGTACAAGACCCATTAGCTAAACAAAGGCAAATCACCTTTAGAGGAACTAATCAAGGCTTTGATGACCTAATTAGAAATGGTATCGTAGGCTATGGTACTACAGAAGGTACAACTGGATTTGACGTGTATGCTGGTGATAGAACTGGTAACAGAACACTTGCCCGCGGAATGACTCCCGAAGACGTTGCTCGCTTTAATAAGCAATTAGCAACCAGAGGAATGGAATTATATGACAAAGGTAATGGAACCTATCGACTAAGAGCACTTCAAGAACCAACTCAACACCTAGACGAGGTTGTAGTTACAGCTCCTAAAGTAGAAGCTGGTGACACAACTAACCCATCTGGTATAAAGCGCGTAACAAGTACTCCTAAGAAGAAGCTTAAACTTAATGTAGCTCCAGAGGAAGTATTAGCTTTAGGTAGGATGGTTGGAGGTTTGGCAGCTAACAACAGGGCAGCTAAAGTATATAAGGAAGGACTAAAGCCAACCTTATTAGATACATTTGAAAATACTGTCCCACTTCAAGGTAACTTCCAAGCTAAGACCAATGCAGAGCAACAAGCAGGTAATTTAGAATCTGTAGCCGCAAGACCTAGAACTTCTGATGCTTCACTGCAGTTAGCTGGAGAGTTAGAGGCTAGTGATAGAGCAGGACAAGCTAGATTCCAAGGTGGTCTCCAAGATGCTGAAATGTTCTATAAAACTAGGATGTTAGGACAACAAGAATCTGATGCTGCTAAGGCAAGAAGAGTAGAGGTTGCTAACAGGAATAGAGCTTCAATGAATGCTATAGATGCAGCTAAGAAGCAGATTGATGCTGGAAGGATAACTGCTAATTATCAGCAAGTTATTGCTCCTTATTTAGCTGGTGTAGAGAATAGATTCGGACAAGCTAGAGGTATGAAGAATCAGTTAGCTTTAGAGTCCTATCTAAACAGAGTTGATTCGGAATACGATACTGAATTAGCTAAGATTGGAGAGACTTACAAGAATGACCCAGTGGGGGCACAAAGAGAAATATCTAAATTACGCTCCAAGTATCAGTCAGATGCACTGAAGGAAAGAACATCACTGATAGATACTCCCTGGTTAGTTAGATTTAGTGGAAAGGGTTCTAAGCTGTCCTATGCTGAAAAAGCTATGCTTCAAAGGGCTAAGGATTTCAATAAGAGACTATCAGATGATAATAAACAATTTCATAAAGATATAATGGAATCTAAGAGGGAGCATAATAAGATGATTGCAAATATGTCTGCTCTCACTGCTGCACTTATAAAGAAAGGAATGCAACTATGAAATTAATTGATAAGCTACAACAAGGCGGGGGTATGCCCGCCTTTGTTAGCTACACTAATGTACCCCAACCTCAAGTAGCTGCTCCCTATTCACCTGCAACAACTAGTAAGGAGGAATCAGACGGTTCTGTTGGGCTACTAGACAAGAATATGGTAAAATTTTTATATGAGAATGGTATACCTAGTGATGTTGAAGCATTTATAGAAACTTCAGGTATATTCTCAGATAATATATATAAAAACCCCTTTAAGAAGGAAGATGCCACCGTCCAATATAAGACAATATTGAAAATGCTTCCTAGAATAAAGGCAGAAAATGAAAGATTTAAAAGTGCTATGACACAGGCGGACAAAAATGGTGGACTTGGAGAAATTGCAGTGACCGACGGTGGTCATGTAATTACGGTTAATGCTGAAGGCAAGTTACAGAAGAAGTCGTTAAATGATGTAGACCTCAATTCTGAACAAATATTAACTAATTCTGAGTTAGCTAACTATCGTGCCAATAGTATTAGTGCAGCCTTTAATACTGACCTAACAAGTATTATAAACAATGCTATAGGTGTCCCTAAAATCACCGAGTATATACAGTCAGTAATTAATAAGCTGGGAACTACCTCTATGTCCAGAGAGGGGTATGTAGGTCAGCAATCTGGAAAAATATTGAAAGGTATAGAGTATCTAACTGCTTTGCAGCCAAGTAGGGAAGACCTATCTGGAATGTCAGTAGATGGTCTTTATAAGATGTCTAGCTTAGATAAGTCCCAGCAGGCTCAAGCTAATCAAGCATTAGGCTACTTGTTAGCTTCCTTGCCAAGAAATATGAGGACGGTTTTACAAGCTAAGGCAGCTATGTACTTAGGAGATAATTCTGGAGAAGGGGTTAAGAAGTTGTTGATGTCCTTAACTCAATCAGCATTGAGTGGGGAACATACTATAAAACTAGACCTGCAAGAGAAAATGGATGCTAAGGGGAATACCAAATCATCTGGTAGTAAGGATAACAATATTACAGACCCTGCTAAAGCATTCCTACTAGGATTGGGTGAGATTAAGAACCATAAGATTAACAATGGAAATTCTTATAGTTTGAATCTTCCTGGTAATAGTGCCCCAATGGTCGATACATCTGGTAAGACTATAGGAAGTGCTACGTTAGAGGATGCTGCAAGGAGTACATTCTCTGGAGTATTAGATTTTAAGAATGCTACAATGGGAGGACAGTTATTGAACTCTTCACAAAGGAGTAGAGTAGCTATAGATGGCTCAAATGTGGTGGCTGTAGACCTACCTATTGACGTAGAGGCATTACAGTCTGGAGTTCTTAAACCTGATATAGATTCTTTAAAGAGATTAGAATTAGCTGAAAATGAGATTAGAGAGGGAGATATAAAGGACGAAGCTCAGAAAAATGAGATTTATGCTAAGTATAAATTGCCTTACAAATATGTAAATGGTCAAATTAATACTTCTGCTTACGGAAGATTTGCTATATTAGACGCATCAGCTGATGAATCTGCATTTGCAGAAGACCCAACAATGGACGATACACTTAGTGAGGTTACTGACATTAATGAAAGAGAAAGTATAGAAAGAATACTAAAAGCTGCTGATGCATCATTTAAGATGAGTCAGCCAGGTCTATTCTCTAGTGGTAACAACGTATATTCTGGTTCAGTTTATATTCCTGTGAGACAGAATCTTATTAATGCCTCTCTTGGCTCTGGTCATTATCCAACAATGCAGGGTAACGATGCTATGGATATAGAAGCTAAGGAGCAACAAAAGCAAAGGTTACAAACCTATGTGCCAAGTCCTTCTCTATCTACACTATAAAATCTAGTAATATGACAAATTCAAAGGAAAATGATTGGCTGTTGAATAGAGTATCTAATCCTACCTTTTCTATCTCTGATTTTAAGGCAGTAGGATTAGATGCCACAAACACTTCATTAGAAGATGCAAGTGTTTATAAGAACATTCCACAAATTCAAGATAATCCTGCATTTCAAACTGATGGCAAATTTGACGAAGCCAAGTTTGATAATATATATAAATACATGGCTGAGACTTACAACCAGTTGGCTGATGAGTCATATCAGGAGGATATTGTAAGCCAAGCTACGTTCCATAGAGATAATATCTTTGCAGAACCTGAACAAAGAAGGAAAGGTCCAGATATTTATCTATCTAGGGAGGCTAACCCTCTTAGACAAAAGAGAGGAGTTAGAAGGTTGAACTTGCTGGACGCTCCAACTATGTCAGCGGATGAAGCTGCCCAAACCCAAAAAGTATTGGCTAATCCTATAGGAGCATCCAACGGTGCTAGCCCAGTGTGGCATGATTCTCCGAATGATTCATTCTGGACTGATTTCTGGGATACTAGGGTCATGGCACAATGGGATGAAGATGGAGAACACGTAGACCCAATATCTAAAGAGCTAGTTAAACACAAGAAGGGTGAATTAAAGCTAAATGAAAATGGAACCTACTATTATGAGAATTTAGACGGACGTGATGTTTATGGAAGGAGAGTTTTATCTAAGCTGAATACTCTAACTACTGATGGGTCTGCAATTAATAAATATGACTTCTTTGATTCAGACGGAATTGATAAAAGTGTTGCTGGCTCTCTAGCTAGGAATGCAATTTCAATCCTTCCTATGTTTATTCCTGGCATTAGTCCCTGGTATATAGGTGCAGGAATTGCCTTAGAAACAACTAAGGTTCTAGCTACTCTAGGTAAAGTGTTTTCTGGAAGTGACAATAAGTTCCTTTCATCTGTAGAGGGATTTACTAAGTCCTTAGAGCCTACAACCTCTGAATATGGTCAAAGTAATGCCTGGTCTATGGAGAACTTTATTAACCTGGCTGGAGATGTATTTAAGCAGCTATATGAACAGAGGTGGATATTTAAATATGCCCCAGCTATAGTAAAAGGCAATCTAATGGATGAAGCTGGAATAGCTAAGAAAGAATTAGAGTTCCAGAAAAAATGGGCTACATTGCAGGATTACACTAAATTGTCTCAAAAGGATATAGCTAAGCTAGGTCGACAATTAGAAGAGCTTAAAGCTGTTACAGCATTAAAGGCTCAGAATGATTTAGAGAACTATATGAAGGGCTATAACAAGATAGGAGAAATTCTATCTAAGGCATATATGACTAGTATTACAGTTCAAGATGCCTATGGTGAAGCTAAGGAACAGGGTGCTACTGACATGGAAGCAGCACTACTTACACTAGGATACGCTGCGGGTGAATATGCTATTATTAATAGTAAGCTAGGAGAATGGATACTTCCAGAACTTAGGATGGATAAAGAGCAGATGAAGCAGGTGGTTAAAACTTTAACAGAAGGTTCTAGAAAAACTATTGATAATGCTTCTAAGGTTCAGAAAACTGAATGGATGAAGAAAATATTTAAGCTAGGTAAGGATGTTGCCCAAGCTAATTATTCAATAGGAAAGAGTGGACTAAAGGCTACTGCTGCAAATGCTCTTGGTGAAGGTATAGAAGAAGTATCTGAGGAAGTATTGTATGATTTTGCTAAATCTGTTACCAATCTCGGTATGTGGTTAGCTGGTAGTGATACTCCTCCTTTACAAGCATGGGATAATATGCTAGACAGATATGGTATGTCCTTTGTCGGAGGTATGCTAGGTGGTGCTATGTTTGATGCCTTACCTAATCTTAGGGCAGCTAGGCAGCTTGGAAGTATGGATAGCAAACAAGCTATGCAACAACTTGTTTATATGGCTAGAAATGGTAAAATGAATGATTTCTTAAAGCTGGTAAACAAGATGGAGCTTGGAAACAAGTACTTATCTGCCACTAAACTTGTAGATGGCGTAGATGGTAAGAAAATATGGGCACAGGGCACAGACTCTGACAATCAAGACCTTGCTGCCAAATCTGAGGTTAGGAGAATAGCTAAATTTGTTACTGATACATTAGCTGCACAAGGAGCTACTATTAGTGATGATGCCTTCTTCGACACACAAACACTTAATGACCTTAGGTTTTCTGCACTAAGAAATAGTAGTGTAGCTGCTAGTTACCTACAGGATTATAATAGTGTTTGTGAGAAGATTGTAACCTTGACCAATCAGCTTAACTCTCTTGGGGGAACTCAGGAAAGAATGGAAAATGGAGGTCCCACAGATGCACAAGTAAAAGAAAATGGTGATGAAGCAACTAAGGCTGAGAGAAGCAGACTAGAAGGGGAACTTAAGGCAGCTATTGAGAGGAAAGAAGCATATATGAAAGGAGAACTAGCTCCTCAGCTTATATATGAGTCTTTATTCGAGATGTCTACTGCTGTTAGCAGTGCATATCTATCTCCAACTCTTATACAGTATGCCGAGAATAAAACTGGTAAGAAAGTAACAGATATTCCGAAAAACGAGTTAGGGGAAATATCTAAGGAGTATGAGGGATGGAAGAACTCTGGGTTTAAAGATGCAGTACGTACTGCAGCTTCTATCCATAAGTCTATAGCTAAAGTGGTTGCCCCACTGTTCCAAAATCATAGTTTAAAATACTATGAAAGTTTTGATGAAAATCTACACTCTACATTAGGTGTCTTACAATCAGGATTGAATGAGTATGTTAATAGACTTAACGAAACCAAAGACTCAGAGTCATTCTCCGAAGAGATGTCTCAGTTTAATGTACATTCATCAATGGGTATTATAAGCCCATTATTAGCTACTTTTGGGACTGAATCTGAGAAGTCTACGTTCACCGATATTATAAATACTCCAATAACTGAGGATTATACAGCAGAGGTACAAGCGGAGCAGTATAACAAGTTGGTAGGTAAGTTCTTAGTGTCTCACATAGAGGCTATCACTAAGCCTATTATAAATCAAGGTTACATTAATCCAGAACTAAAGAGAGTACTGAGCAGTACCCTAAATTCAGCATATTGGTACTTTATTAATCAGGCTGAATACTATGGGGATGAGAACAGTTATATAGATGCAACCAAGATGGAAGCAGCTAAAGCTCAAATTGATAAGTTGAAGCATTCAAATATCATTGAACTTTTAGACCAATTCTCTTTAAGCACTACTGACTCAGATGTTAAAGTATCAAGTATTCTTGAAGAAACAGATGCTTCTTTAAAGGAGCATATGGAAGACCTATCCAACTTTAACTTAAATAATGAGAGGTTAGACCAAATTGCTGAAGCTCTTTCAGTGATTAACATATTTAAGGCTCAGCTACTTAGTGCTAGAGTTGACAACGCTGATTTATCTAATCTTTATGGTATGAATGTTACTATAAATGAGTTAGATTCTGAGGCTAACCTTGCTGAACTGCAATCAAATGTAGCTGACGCAATGATGCAAGATTTGGAAGGTATTGAACTACGTCTTAAGACATTCCAAAAAATTATTGCCGCCAACAACGCTCAGAAATTAGGGGAACAAACTAGAACTGCTAACAATAAGAATATACTTATCTATGATAGGATAAAAAGATTTATTCTTAGCATCCCCAATGACTGGTCTGGAAGGGCTGAGTTTGAGAGTGTGGTGAGTAGTCTAAGTAAATTAGAGGAAATATCTGCTGCTAAGAAGGTTAATCTTAATAAGGAGGAGAGGTTCCAAGTTGAATCAGAAATAGTTAAGTTAGATGATGCCATATATGATTTCTTTAAAGCTAATAGCGATAAAGTAAAAAATCCAGAAGCTCTGTCTAAGCTTATTAGTGTTGACAACTTTGGACTTATAACCCTAAATGATAGTATAGAATCTCTAAACTCTAAGTCTACTAGTATAGATGATAATGCTATAGTTTGGTACATCGCCTCTAGAGCTGCAGTTCGAGCTTCTGATTTCTATGAAGAATACAGGTCTATTATCAGTGATAAGATTGCACCTATTCCAACTCAGGAATTGGCTACTTATTTGGGATATGCATCTATACTTAACGGAGGTGTAATAGAGAACTTCTGTGATGCTGTAAATACCTCCCTAAAGAACCACGCGGATTCTATGACTGATGCTGAGTGGAACTCTAAATATGACTCAGAAACTATTCTTAGAGAAGGAGTATTAGATTCCTTAGTTTCTCCGAGATTTGCTAGGGTTGCATTCATTGAGGGCATTCCTGGTAGTGGAAAGACTACTGGAGTATTTAATAATCTTATAGTATTGTTAAAGAAATATCATCCCGACGTTCTTAAGAATGTTTGGATTGGTCATGCTACTGAGGATAGTGCTAAGGGTCTAAAAGCTGACCTAAATCTTGAGTCCGCCACCACCTTAGACAGAGAACACCTTATGAAGAGGGTATCTCAAGAGTGGAGAGATTTCAAGGATTATCCTCAAAAATCTTCTAAGGAGGTAGACCCATCTTCTAAGGATGATATTATGGTATCAATAGTTGGTGATGATATATACTTCGATGACAACAATATCACAAGGTCAAACTTCAAAATTAATGAAATTTCTGAAGTGCCTTCTCTAATCCTTATTGATGAGGTGTCGAGATATACTGTTGTTGATATGGATTTGATTAATAGATTTGCTCAAAAATATGGTATTCCGATTATTGTGGCTGGAGACTTTGACCAAAGTAAAGCTATTGGTAGACACCTGATTAACTTCAAGGGAACAAATGTTAGAAATACTATACAACTAGCGCGTCGAAACTTTGTGAGATGTCCTAAGCTGGGAGTATCAATGAGAGCCAATAATCAGCAAGTAACAGTCAACCTTAACTATCTTAAGAGTATTCTGTCAGACCTAAGAAGCAATAATTATGGTTCTGACATAACGATGCATTACTACCAAGACAATTCTGGACTATTTGGAACCAAAGTCTATAATAGTAAAGACGTAAATGGTTCTGTACCATATAGCATAGAATTAGTTAAGGCTGATATTGACCTTATGATTAGTAGTATGAATCCTGATGAGAAGATAGGATTTATCTATTATGATACTGATACTGAAATATATAAGTTACTTTCAAGTGCTACTTATAAAGATAGAATAGACTTTAAGCAAGGTAACTCTTCGCAGGGTCTTGAAGGTAAGTATTATATAATTGATGATTCTGCTGGTTTGGAAAACGAAGAGTACTGGGACGACCTTTATACTGGTATCTCTAGAGCTATACAGGGAAGTATCGTTCTACATACTAAGGACAACTATAGAACCAGTAACTCTAATCAATTAGCCTCTATTCAAGATTCTTCTACTAGTGTCAGTGAATTATCAAGGGATGGAATTAAAACATTCTCCTCTGAAAGAAGGGATATGTTAAATAGGCTTACATTAGACAGTAAACCTACTGAGCTAATTAAGAGAGAGAAAGATACTACTATACCCTCTGTTACTGTGGTTCCAGAAGTGGGATTAACCTCAGAGACTGCTACAACAGTGACTGATGACGGTACTAAGGAAACAGTGATTATCACAAATAATGGACTTCCAACTGAGAAAGATATAAGGGATAAGACTCTGGCGTCTAGTGAGGATACAACTCCACCCCCTGTACCTGCAACAAGTGTTAGCCATACCTCTAGTACTAAGACTGAAGCTATACTTGACTTATTAATGTACACATTCCCAACATTTGAGTCTGGAACTACATTTGATGAGAAAGGTAATTTAATAGTAACTCCAGAAAATAGTAAGAGGTTAGATAGTTATTTCGGATTAAATAGACTACCTGGAATCCAAGTAAAGAACAAGGAGACTTTTGATGAAGTAATAGGTAATCTAAGAAGTATTATATTTAATACCTCTGACAAGGGAGACCTTGTTAAAAAGGTCAAGACTTTGTTAGGTCTGGGTAATGATGTCTACTGTACATTCGCATTTAAGAGTTCAGCAAGTACTTTCAATAATGCTGAATGGGGCAGGTTTAGAAAAGACACTGGCTCAGAATCTCTAAGCTATATGTTCTCTGAAGATGAAGAGAGCAAGAACATTAAATTGAAGACTCTATCCATTATTATAGGAGAGGGTACTAATGATGTATTAGAGCTACCTCTAGCCATTCTGCCTAACCCTGTAACTGTGTTTAAGAATGATAAGTTTAAGGCAATTAGAGATGAGTATAATGAAATCTCAAGGAGAGACCCTAGTGCTACTATGTTTGATAGGTTCAATGAACTTATTAAGTTTATACAAGCTAATCCATCTATCGAGGGAGGAAGTGCTCTAGTAAACTTTTTGAAAGTGTACACCTTTAACTCAAATGGTATATTCTACATAGAGGATAACAACTGGACATTAGCTGGAGGACTAAAATCACAAGGTCCAACTATAACTAACGTCCTTAAAGGTATGGATTATGAGTATAATGGAAACTTGAAGTATGAGGGCAAATGGATAACACTCGATGAATTGTCGAAAGTTCCAGGCATGACTATCTCTAAAGTAAAGTTATCACCTAAAGGTGTGTATACATTTGGTGGAAAGACTATCAATTTTGCCAAGCCAGGACATCCTTTTGTGTTTGTTAGTAATGATATAATGTTACAAGGTTCAGACCTTGAAACTTACTACTATAAACAACTTGAGGATGGCTCTGTAGAGAAGAAGGTAAAGCTAGTATATGTAGTTCCTCCAAAAGCATCAGTTAAGGAATATTTTGATAACTTGCTAAGCATAGTTTCTGGAGATAAGAACTCTATCAAAAGAATAGGTAATGACTTTACTGCTTATAGAATTATTAACATATTATCTGCTCAACCAGAGTTTGAGAAAAGTGACCTAAACTACAACACTACCGCGTATGAAGGTATCATGCAGTTAATTGGGAAGCTTAATAATGCAGAAGGAGATACTAAGGCTCAAATGGCAATCCTTAATGACCCAGTGGATATTAAAGGTTTGAATGCCAACATTACAGGTAGACAAGCTCTTCAAAATTATCTATTAGGTTCTGTATATCCGCCAAATGCTGATAATACCAGTAGAGTGTTTAAGGAAGCTAACTTACGTTCTGTGGAACATATTCTAGGTCAAAACAAGATTCCTGGAATATTCTACAATATACAATATGATAAGTCTTCTACAGATGCTATTGCATTGGATGCAGTATATGATGTAGGTAACTATTCTATTGACAATAATCCATTTATGGTGAATGGTAAGATAGACAGTCCTTCATTTTATGGTAATGTAAGCCCACTACTAGAAACGATAGTCAATAAAATGACTGATAAAGGTAGTTTTAAGGGTAGTAAAGATAATAGTAAGTATCTAGCTGGACATTCCCGTATAGGAGTAATTTCTAAACCAACAGTTGATACTGTCTTTAAGTCAATGAATATTAAGGCATCTACTTCTGTCATGTCAGAAATGGACATAGATACCTTACAAACACTATCTAAGGAGCAGATTTTGGATGCGTATAGGAAGACAAACCATCTGGTAATACCTATAGGTTCTGACATCTATATAAGTGCAAAATCTACAAACCTTGATGTGTCTAACTCTGTTGCTTCAGATATTTCCCAAATAGGTTTAAATATTCACAAATTTACCTTAACTTTGGGGAATGAAATCTTTAGTGCAGAGCTAAATCTAAGTGATAATGAGATTACCTTAATAAAGCAGGCGGATGCAACTACAGGAACACCGCTTACTTCATTCAGTGTAAACTCACTGTCAGAAGTTGCAGAATATAAAAACATCCTTAGTGTATTTAACTTTGCCACACTTGGTAAGGTTCAATCTGCAAAGGGTGTGGAAGCATTTAATAAAGAAGTTAATGCTATGAGAGCAACTTCTAAAATGATAAAAAGGATGAGTGAGGAAATCGACCAATTCGAGGGGTCTCAGAGAGACATGCTTAAGAATTTGGTAGATTTCTTGCAGTCTAAGCAAGATGAAAAGGCTCGTCTAAACACTACTGACAATTCATGTCCAATAACCATAAAAATTAAATTATAATCATGGGTAAATGTAAATTTAACAAGAATGATTCCAACTTAGATTTACAAGATGTATTGCAAGATACATTAGAGGAAATTTGGGAGGAAAAAGACGAATTTAGTAGAAAGGCGATGTTTATTAATAGTCTGAAAGAGATTGGAGAGGGGTATGACATCACATCCCTCTCCGACCTTGCGGACTTTATTGATGCATTCGTTATGGAGATTGCTCCAGCATTACATGATGTTGTTCCATCTAATATGACTACTTACCTTTCTGGCAATAGTAGTAATATTGATGATACTGCTGAGGAAAATCCTACAAAACTGGATGCCTTAGATGACCCTGAGGGTAATGCTGATGCAAAACAAAGAATTAGAGGATTCATAGTAACTAATTATGGTACTGCAACTGAAATTGCTTCTGCAATGGAAGCTAGTGTTGTTGATAATATAGTTAAATGTTTCCTTGTAGACAGAGAAGCTGGTAAAGTTATAAAAACTGAACATGAAATCAATGAGGCACTTAGGAATTACCAAGAAACCCTTCTACAAGATGTGGTTGCTTATTTAAAGGATGTATACTCTAAACTTCCATCTAAAGATGCCCAAAGTGCTCTTGAGAAGTTATCTAATCTTACCATGTGGAAGGACGGAGTGTATCTAAATGCAGTGGGAGAACTTAATGCTGTAGGTGAAAGGTTTCTTCACCATTCACACTTCACAGCTGACGACCTTAGAAGGATATATTCTAGAAATAGGATTATTGATAAAAAGTTTATTAAAGCCTATAATAGCTTAGTTATCCTGAATCACTTCGATGACTTACTTAGTTCCAAGTTGGGAAAGGTTCTTAAAATTAATGAGAACTTCCCTAAATACAGTCCAGAGGATAGATATTCTCTTACTGGTACTGGAGCAAACAATAGTAGGAACTGGGGTGACAAGGAGAAGGATGTAAATATGAATGACCATGTATCTGATGTAACTAAGTTACTGGTTGAGACTACTCCTGTATACACTTGGGGAAGTAGTACGCCTGTTGCCGATAAAAAGGTTAAGTTGGATGCATTCAATTATATCATATCCAAGATTAAGGGATTGGCTAATTCTCCTGATATTCATAACCCTGCACTCACGTTTGATGGAATGTTCTTCCTTAAATACCCTCAATTTGAGCATTTACGCTCTTCAATTGGAGGTAAGTCTTTTTATACACTACTATCTTCTGCTAGTACTGGTAATGTACTTGAAAACTATCACGCTTTGTTCGAATTACTGAGTGATGAGTCTTTCTTCAATAGCAATTATGAGTTACTTAGAGGATTCAAGAGTATAGAAAAGAACCTAGTGTATTCACTGAGGCAGGGTATCTTTAGTAGTGATACCCACTCCTTATTTGGGATTTACAAGAATAATATTCTTGACACTAACTATTACTCATTTATCTGCCAGCTAGTGGCAACTGCTAGTCCTCTTGACTTTGTGCAATATAGGATTAACGAAGATGGGGAGATAGTCAGAGCAACTTTGAGAGATAATCTTAATAGACAATTAAGAAATCAACTTGAGAGAAGTATTTCTTCTGCATTAAGTATTACAGCTCCTACGCAGTATGAGCCTAAAGTTGCTAAGTATAATCCCAGATATGAAGAGGATAAGGTTACGGATGCAAAAGAAGGATTGAGAACTGTTTCTGTGTTTAGATTCCAGATACCAGAGTTAAATATATCTGTTCAATTTAACCCAAAGGCGAAGAGGTCTAATGCTTTTTCAATATCTAGAGATGGAAAGCCTTTAACAACCTTTAATGGTAAGGAGGATTGGGAAAAAGCACTTCCTTTCTTTAAAGAGTTCCTATATCTAGATTTTGTTTCGGATGGGCCTTTAGTTGAAAGTTATCTTGCTCTGAAGACAAAAAATGGTAATATCCAGTACGAGTCAGCTATTAGTGATTTACTTCAACTTAGTACAAGTATCTTCTTCAACTCATACTTCTCCCATAATCTAGTTCCAAAGGAAACTAGTACTCAGGAATTTAGAAGGAGACAAGAAGAGGTATTTGGTGCTGAGAATCTAACTTCTATAAAGAGAGGTTCTAAGGATATTGGTATTCTTCTACCTAGCTATGTGCCAGTAATGGAAGATGTTGCAGCAGCCTATGCTATGACTACCGATGCTTATGTAAGTGGCATCGCTAGGGATGGTGAGGGTCGTGCATTATCTGGAGTTGCTATGTCTATGCTTGGTACTAATTATAGAAACCAATGGGTAAATCAGTGCATGAATCCAGGTTCTGCCACTAATGCCTTCTCCCTTTTAAATAGCTCTTTCCTTCATAGAGGAATGGTAGTGTCAAGAGAGTACAAGGGTAAAATAGGTAGCAAGAAGCACATTGACTTCAATATGTCAGAGTCTTTCTATACTGCATTTGTAAGTAATTATTTATGCAATATAGTAGGTAATACAGATGCAGCATTCTTGCCTTCTGTTATCTCAGATAAGTCCTCTCTGATTCACATGGTTGAGAATCTAAAGTCTACTAGTGGATTAGACAAGCCCTACGCGAATCTAACTAAGGATGAAACCATAGCTATTATAAACAAGGAGCTTGGAGATTGTTATGTAAAGATAATAAACTCTATAACCTCAGAGTGGGAACAATTAAACTCTGCTCTTAGGAGTATTGATACTTCTTTAGTATTTAACAATCCAGTTCAGTATCCGTTGTTGGCAAGCAAGAAGGTAATTCCTGTATTTAACCCAATGACTAACTTTGCAGAAGTGAACACAGTCTATGGGAATGATTCAAGAAAGGTTCTTGAAGAGGTATTGAGAGTATATCAAAACATTGTTAGGGGTAAAGACCTTGAAATTAAGGATGAAGTATCATTCCAAGGTGGTAAGACTTTATCATTCAACAGAACTTTAATATCTCTTACTAATAGGTTTAATCCAGAGTATTTTACTAGAGCTGGTCTTAACGTAGAAGAAGTATTTGGTAAGCTTACTAATAGTGAGAACTTTTGGAGGATTAAGGAGGTAGAGTTATTAACTGACCTACTTGACAATGACTTCATGATTGAAACCACTGATGAAAGAGGTAATGCTCTTACCACTCCAGAGGTAGCATATCTAGCTAAGAACAAGGATTGGATAAAGTTCTCTACCAAAAGAGTAATATTGGCTAAGTATACCAATTTTGGTAAAACTTTCGACATTACTAAATGGTCAGACCTGTATTCCATAGGAGGTTATACTGAGAATGGAATAACTTATAATTGGGGGACTCCTGGATTTAGTTTTTCTAAATTCTTAGAGGTAAGAGGAGGAGAACTACAATTACATCCTGATTTGGCTAGATTTAATGTAATGGACTATCTACTTAGCCAAGAGTACGTACTCTCTACCGTTGGAACTCATGCTAATCATCCAGCTAAGAAGGCTACTTCAAGTCCGAATGACTTAGTAGAAGAAGCTGCAAGGTATATTGCTCAGTATAAGAGAAATGTATCATATACAGCTGCCAAGCAAGTTATGATTCAAGGTCTGATAAATGGTATATTACCTGAGTATACGATTGCTGTAATTGAGGATGATACTGCTCCAACCTATAATCCTATGGGAGACCATGATGAACATGGTGTTAAGCAATATGATGGTAGTACATTTGTATCCCCTGAGACAATGTATCTGGAGAATAATTCCCTTGGTGGTGCTAAGGTAGGTGTGGATAAGAAACCATTTATTCACTTCTATAAGGAGGGTAGTGCTACTGGTGGTATTATTAAAACTGCTGGATTCGCCTTAACCAACTTTACTATGCGAAATAGCAAGTTCTATCAGAGAATGGTAAAGAAGATGTGGGGCAAAACATGGGAGTTTGAGGGTTCTCTGTTTAATGATAATGTATTGGTAGATTTCCAGGGCAATCTCATACCCTATGAGGATGTTTATTACAAAGGAACTGATGGTAAATTTTATATGATTAATAGTATTACATATGTGCCAGAGGATGGTACATATATGATTATTAAATCTGAAGTTGAACCTGATGGTACTATTGTAAGACAACTTCCAGCTGAGATTACTCCCAAACCTGGAGAAGGTCCGAGAGTTACAGCTAGTGGAACAACTCTTTATCCAGTAACAACCAACTTTGGCTTATATCAAATGTTTGGAGGCTGGAACTCCTATTCTAAATCAGAAGATGGTTTAATTCCATCTGAGGTTTCAGTAAGGAATGTTGTTAAAGCCGTTAATGGTGTAGGAGTTAAAATATCTGATTCTGTTGTTTCTCAATCAGATGTGGTTCAGCCATTAAAGTGGGCATCTATTCAATACGTGGTGACAGCAGGTGCTATTAAGCAAGGTGCAGCTAATGTCAATTTGAAGCACGCTTATTTTGATGATAATCCATATCTGACTATGAAGTTTAAGACTACTGATATTGGTATTCAGCTAGATGCAGAACATAATGCTGATGAATCTACGCTGTCTATTATGACTCAGGTAGTTAATGCTTTGTCTTCTAGAGGTTACACTTCAGAGCAAGCTGGGGAAGTTTATGAAGCTATGTTTGCCCTAACTGAGGCTGGAATCAACGATTACGTTGAAGGGTTTAGGCAATACATGGATGATAGTGACCCTACTAAGTTCAAGGATGCTATAATCTCCACAATAGTTAAGTCTATTCAGAATAGTACTAGCAGAGATGGAAATCTTATGCAGGCTGTTATGGATACATTAATATCTGATACTAAGGCAGGTAAACTGGTAAAGTATAAGAATGTTGAGGGGGTAATTCCATTTAGTGACCCAAGCATCTTTAATGGACTTTGTTCTGCTATATCGTCTACTTTAACTAAGGCAGCTATTAGATTACAATTTAATGGTAGCCTTGCTGTATTGAATCCTTCTCATAAGATTTGGAAGCTGTATGGTGATAGAATGTATGATTCTTTTAATAATGATGAAGAAATTCAGAAGTTACAGGAATTGTATAACTCTAAGCCTATAACTAACTTGTCAGAGTTGAGACTTGGTAGACACTATACAATTACTGTAGGTGACACTACATCTACAGAATTTATAGAAACTCCTCAGCAGTACTGGGATTTAAGAAGCAGATTAACTCAGTCCGAACTAATGGGAATACCATTTAGTATTGTTGAAAACATTACAGCAGGTCGTGATTTAGCATCTTACAACTTTACGTTCAAGGACGTAGATGGAAACCTCTACAATATGTGGGATTTAGATGTAGTTAAAAATCTTTACTCTACCACTGACTCTAAAGAAAGAATACTCCTAAGAAGAGAGCTTCAGAATGCTTTGGGTGCAGTTAGTAATGGTACACTTAATTCTGTGTCCGTTAATGGGGCAATAGTACAAGTAGATAAATCTTCTCTACAAACTCAGCCATTTGAGCTGATAATGCCTAAGATTTACGCTAGTAGATTTGGGCTGAAGAGAGGTGATAGTCTAGCAACCATTAAAAATGATGACACATTCTTCCTAAAGAGAATGTTATCAAATTGGGAAAGTAAAGTTAATGATGCTGATTTCGACATTGAACTGAAGAGGTTAAATGGTAAGCACGTATATCTAGTAGACAAGAGAGTTTATAAAGATACTCACTTGACTCCTGTGGAAATTGAGACTAGGTGGGATGGAGCTAAGCTTTACAGAGTTAATAGCTCTGGAGAGAAGCTACACAGACTATCTGATGAATCAGATAGAATATACACTGATGTTAATGGTAATGAAGTAATTGTTACTAATAATACTCAGTTCTATATTGATTCATTTAATTACCACACTATAAAGGTATCTAATAGTGCTGCTATGAGTAAGGATATTAGTAAGATTATTCAGCCTATACTAAGCTCAAAGTCTAAGGTGGCGAGTAGATTTGCCAAGTATATAGGTAAGAATGACCCTACCGATATTATAACTTATGTAAATAAGCTATACTCAGAAAGTATTAGTAAGTTGAGAATTAATCCTAGAGCTAAGATAGAAGACCCAAGTATTGATGCAATCAGAGATTCTGCTGCTGAATTACATACGTCTTTTATTAAATCTCTGGATGTTCTAGCTGCTCGTATCCCTGCTCAGTCTATGCAATCATTTATGCCTATGAGAGTAGTGGGATTTGACGAGACTGATACAAACTCCGCCTACGTTAATTACTTCCAGTTTTGGCTACAGGGTTCTGACTTGGATATTGATAAAGTTTCCTTGTTAGGATATTCATTTGACAGGACAGGTAAATATGTTGGATGGAGTCCATACTTTAATTTGAGTTCTCAGAGTGCATTAGTGGAATCTGAGAAGCTGCCATTCCCTACAAATAAAGAGTTAGAGTTGGTTGAGACTGATGATACAGCATTGACTAATTGGGCTTATGATTTTGTAGGTTCAGGGAAATTGTTTAACTTTAGTGATTCAAAAGTTCTATTCCTGCCAGAATATGACTTGGACAATTCTTTAGGTTCAATACAATCTTTATCGAACTTCTTAAGAATGATTAAGAAAAACGGTGGTAAATTGTATATCCCTAAAGGTTCTAGGCTTCCTTTTAACGAAATGAAGAAGTTGATTGACCGACACAATTTATACGTAAGGAACTCTAGTAACCCAGAGGATATGATTAAGAACTTCATATCTTCTTATATGTTCAAGATTAGTGATAATCCTATTAATTTAATGCAATCACAATCATCTATTGATGATGCTGTGGCATTGTTAAAGGATATAGCTAAAGGGTCAACAGAAGGTCAGAGAACTCTACAATTTACTCCAGGTAATGTAGTAAATAAGTATGAGTCTATGTATGATTTTCAATCTGGTAAGAAGAACGTTGGTATAGTTGCATCTGCTATTAAAGTGTATGATGGTCTAACCCATTATTATAACACTACATTAGGTAGCGGTGATGTAATGAAGCAATCTGGACTATTATTCAACAGAGTTGTTTGTGGTAAAACTTTTAGACTGTTAGCTAACTCATATACTAGTAATCTAGAATCCGTAAGAAATCCCGAAGTATTAGATGCGTTACAGAATGTGGATAATGATACTGATGCTAAGTTAGTATTCTCTGCATTAATGTCTGCTGCAACTGATAATGCTAAAGACCCGATATTGGCTAAAATCAATGCTGGTCCTAACATGATGGGATTATATACTTATGGTACAGCTATTGGTATTCCTTTAAATGATTTAGCTGGTACTATGATGTCTAAAACTGCTCGCATCCTCTCTAAGCTTATGGACTCTAATGTATTTAATAGGAAAGATGGTATGTCGATTACCAGTGCTATTAAGTACATCGAAAATGGTCCTAGCATTGGGGAATTAGACCCTGAATTCATCTCTATACTAAAGAAGGAGTTTGGGTCTGGCACAGATGCATCTGACTTCGTAATTGGTAAGATGTTACAATATAGACTCTCTGACTTATCTAAAGGTCACGAATTGATTGATAGCTTAAGAAAGAGAATAAGGTCTATGGAGGCGTCTATGAACAAGGTTTCAATGTATAAGTTTCTAGAAGAGTTATCTGATTATATTAGATTCGTCTATATCATAAATAATGATGTAATCACTAACTCTGAAGGAGTACAGTACAGAGCCATTGATTCAATAAAACAATTAGTTCAGGGTGCATCTGAGATGGGTAGGTTGAGGAGTATATATGCTCTTAATCAAGGTCTTCCTAACAAAGTAGAGGATAAATTTAAGTTTATCGATAAATTTGAAAGTATCTTCGAGGATAGAATAAGGGAGATTTCAGGTGAAGAGAAGGAATCAACTGTAATGGTTAATGGAATGGTTATGAAAGTTTCTGACGTTATCTCAAAGCTAAGGAATCTAACTAACGATGAAAGTAATCCATACAGAATTTCTTTTAGCAGATTCATGTCTGACGAAGAGTATAGAAATACCTTAATTGCTCTATATGGAGGATTAAAGCATTCATTCAATGTGTTAGATGCAGCTTGGTCAGTACCTCACTATAGAGGCTACTTAGAAACTTTCCACATGGATATGGAAGGTAACTACATGATTATGTCTAAGTACAGAATGATGAGGGATTTAGGTCCTAGAATCATCAAAGATGGTAGCTTCTATAGTAGTAAGGAAAGGTCTAATGTTTATAAGAAGCTTCAATCATTCTGTGATATGACTCTTAGAAACACTTGGATGAAAACTTCTGAAAAGGTAATTACAGTCCCAGCAGGTGTAACTATTATGAATAGTATTGGTAATACCTTTACTACTCAAGGTGATACCCCTATTATGTTAGGAACAAGATGGGGTAATGAGTCGTTTAAGATGTGGATGGATTCTGTGGTGATTCCCGAATTAAAGGATATAGAACCTAATGAATTTATTCAATCTCTAAGTCCTATTAGATTAGATAGAACCCTTAGTGGTAACTCTGCATTTGTGTATTCTTTACCAACTAATATGTTGCCTAAGTCTACATCAGAGATAGAGCGTTTAAACAGATATAAGAGAGCCTTTAATCAATTACAAGGTGCTCCTACATATCAAGGTTATCCACTGACTGATTTATTCTTCTATTATAATCTGATAAACTTTAACAACACTGTCTCTCAAAGTTCTTTGACTACAATCTTTGAGGACATCATTAGAACAAAGTCATCCCCGCTGGTTGAAGAATTTCATAAATTCACATCAGTGTTAGATTCTAACTCAGAGTTAGTTGAGGGGGTAGATTTCTCTTATGAAGAAGCTCAAAAGTGGTGTGCCCCTATTGAGGATACTAACTATTCTACTAGTTATTATGTTAGAGACTATAACAATGCAGATATGAAGTATCATCTATTTGTAAGGAAATCTAATTCTGCTGACGTTGGTGAGGTGGATGGAGATTTTGACTATGATTCCGATTATATGGATTGGGTTGGAGATGATTATGATAATGGAGACATGGGTGGGCGTCAATATGGTCCTAACCTAGAGGATTATACAAAGGTTATTGAAAACACTAACTATACTAATCCCTGGGACACAGCTGACATATATAACGACTACAACATAAGAATTGACTCAAATTCTGTAATTAATCTTGATGCTGACAAGAAGCTAAAATCTATAAGCTATAAGGGTAAAACCTATAGTAAGGAGGTTCTAGTGAGTCTAGCTAAATCACTAGGTGGCTCTGAATCAGATTTAGATATACCTTATGTAACCAGAGTTGTTGATGGCATAAACGTAAAAGCTATTGATGGTTTACAGTATTCTGCAATCATAACTCAACTATTAGACAATCCTTGTTAATATGGCAGTATGTCTTAATAAAAATTCAGTAGAGTACCAGACATTGTTGAAGATGTCTGGTCTCTCTGAATTTAAATTTAATGCTTTTACATCTACATTTGTAGATAAATTTGGTAGGTATCCAGAACTCGATGAGATACCTGGGGCTGACTCTAGACCTTATCTGAATAACTCTTTGTCAGTCAAAACGATAGATGATACGAGTTTCGTAAAGAATGATAAGATATTTTCTCAAACTGGCACAACAGATGTCAAAGAGGCTAATATTAGGATAAATAACACGTATCGAGACTTAGAGGTTAAGCTAACTCCTTCTAGTGAGGTGTCTACGATACAAGTTAGGAAACGCCCAAATAAATGGGACAATGTATATGAGGGAGGAATAATCATTGATGATTCCACATCTTCCTCTAGGAATGTTGGAGTCTTTAATAGTATATTAGAGAAGTTGGCAAACCTCTATGGTATTAATTTTGTTAGCATTACTAACGGGGAACTATCCTCAGAACAATGGAAGGGAGTCGTAGATGATGCTAAAACAACTAACGCTTTCGTCTACAATGGTGATATATACATTAATATAGATAATTCTAGTATTGATGCCCCATTGCACGAAATGTTACACCTATTCTTGGGTTCAGTTAGGTACAGTGACCCTCAACTATATTTTTCAATGGTGGAGGCTATGAATGAATTACCTAACAAAGCACTATTGGCTAGAAATTATAAGGACAGAACAGATTCTGACATAAATGAGGAATTGTTGGTGTCAGAGTTTTCAAAATATATAACTGGGCAAGATAGTATTATTAGTAAGTTACCAGTTAATGTGCTGCATAAAACATTCTACAATATGGGTAGAGTGTTAGACTCTATCTTATTTGGGGAGCAGAGTATAGCTACTATGGACACAAAGAGTCTATTCAACTCCTCTTTAGTAAAGCTGTCTGAATATCTAGGTTCTGCACTAACTAATAATCAATATTCAGGAACCTTTAATGTTAAGTCAGCTGAGGTTCACAGAGTATTAGCTAACGTTAAATCAGATTTAATGAAGAATAAAGACCTAAAAGAATTTTGTGGATAATGGGATGCATTTATGATTACAAAGGACATATCTTCCAATCTGAATTAGAATTAGATGATTTCTTACTTGAAAGGGGACATTTAGTATCTAAGTATGGAGACATTGTGTTTAGTAAAAGCAATAGAGCTATCCAGACTTATGATTCTGTAATGAACTTAAAGATGGACACCGAGGCTCTTAAAGCAAGTAAGATAATCTCTGAGGTTGAAGATGGAAAAAATGATATTGAAAACATTAATGTATCTGGAAATGGATATATTGGTGTGAATAAGTTTCTACAAGGTCTTAGGAACTTAGAAGGGGATTTGTTATTCCCAGAATTTAGACCTGAAAATTATTGGAAGGAGATTAAGCCAAGATGGGCAGGAGGTAAGTTTGACAAAGAGGAGGCTGATGCAATATTTGGCGAGGGAGTAGAAACTAGACCTATTGTAAGTGATGAAGAGTTTGCTAGAGCAAGAGAGGTTATTGAAAACAAATGGAAAGCTCAGGGTAAAATTGGTACTGAACTGCATAAGGCAATACAAAAGTATTTCAGTGAATCAAAGAGTGGTAGAAATATAAGGGAATCAGATGATAACTTCCTAATCAATACGTATTTCCCATCTATATTAGACACTAAGCTAGTTCCAAGCAAGGTTATTGCAGAAACCGTCAAATACTGTAGAGACCTAGAGAAATCATTACAGAGAGAATTTGGTGAAGACTTAATATACCTCCCAGAAGTTGCAGTTTCTGGAACTACTTCTCAGATAGGAGAATCTGGAAATCCCAATAAGCTATTAGGAGTTATTGACTTACTAGTAATTGATGGAAGGGGAAATGCCCACATTATTGACTACAAGACATCACCCAGACCATATGTAGGAACTGCTTCTGAAGCTGGGTATGATTCTGCTAAAATCTTGACCTTTAAATACCAGCTAGGTGTGTATGAGCGCCTGTTAAGAAAATATGGAATAAACACTAGCGGTTCTAGGCTATTTGTAGCTCCTATTCAACTATCAGATTTTAAGAGAGAAGGTGATGATTGGGTATATAGTGGTATAAAAGAATATTCAGGTCATGTAGAAGACTTGACTCAAGATATTAAGACAAATATTAATATACAAGAGAATATTGACGAATTCCTTCCAGCACCGTTTGTTACTAAAGCTACAACGGAAAACTTACTCCAAACTGTAACCAGTGTAATGTCAAAGTGGTTCCCTAAATATGATAGCGTTCCAGGAGAAATCACGGATGATATGGTAGCTGAAACTATAAAAGAAGGAAAGGGTGATAAGCCTAACCCTGAAACAGGTAAATATGTATACTCTCCAAAAGGCAATGGATACCCTCTTAAAGGAGATACATATGAGGAGCTATTTGTAAAGGTAAAAAGAAGGATGAATAGTATAGCCAACAATAAGATAAACACCACTCAGGTTATTAAGGAGGGTTTAATAAAGGCTATAGAGGATGAGAATCCGTACTATGAGTTTACAAAAGCACAAATTCCAGACAATCCTAGTGGAGTTAATGGATGGTTCCAAAGAAGAATGTCTAGGTATTGTAACCGTAATTGGGAAGTAGTTGACTGTGAACCTGCAGAATATCTAGGGTGCATACTACTCAGAAATAAATTTACTAATCAAATAGATGTAGTGAAAATTAGTACATCAATGCTAAAAAGGTCTAGAGAGTTAGTAAAGGGAAGACATGGTCTTACTGGAGCATTCGAAAGTGATATTATATCACAGAATAAACCTAATTCTTTGATGATGGAAAGCGTTAATGGTAATATAGAACTAATGGAAGCTATGTTAGTGCTTAATAATTTACCTAGTCTGTTTGAGGAGAATGCTATAGTAGGAGAAGTTAGTGTATATAACCCATTCAGAGAGGAGGGTATATCTGCAGACAATAAACAGCTGTTATACTGCTTCAATGAGTTGGATAAGCTGTCTCCTATTGGCGTAAATAATATGAAGGGAAGAAATGCTGCTGTTAAGATGGCAAATAGGTATGATATATTCTATAACAGGTTTAGGGAGATTATATCTAATGTTAAGGATGATACTAAGATAAACAAGAAGTGGAGAAAGTTTACTGAATCTACCAGTGCTCTAGATGCTTGCATTGGAGACCCAACCCAGCTTAGACTAGAGCTTCTTAACCTTAGAAAAGAGTTTTTGGAAGCATTCCCTAACGTTAATGATACTAGACCTAACGATGATGTAATAGGTATGCCTCACGTTCAAGTATACAGGATGCTAGAAATGGCTATTGGTGAAATAGACGGTCTTGACTTCAGACAGCAGCTTAGTGACCATGATAAGTGGTTAGAATCAATTTATGTATGGAAAGCTGGTATGGAAGGTACATATCTTGATAATCCTGGCAATATGAAGAGTCCTATCCTAAATAAGTTGACCTCTTTAGTAACTGTGGCTTATCAGAATATTAGGGATACCGTAAATAGGTCTCAGGGAGAAATCAGAAATTTAGTCAATGAATTAAAGAAGGACCAGAACTTCACCTATTTAAAGGAAAGGACAATAGGCAATCAGGCTACTCTATACAGAGATATGATAGTATATACAGATGATGGTGATATACTATTAAAGAATCCAGACGACCCGACAACTGGGCTATCTGAGGCGCAGAGGAAATTTCTGAAGTATTTTCTTAGAACGGTTAATTCCAACAGATTTAAGAATATGACTGAAGAAGAATTAGAGGAACTAAGGTTGTCAGGTGATGTTAGGTATTACAGGCTACCTCTAGCCGCTGGTAATGCTACATCTATTGCCTCAAGTAAGGGACTATTATCTGCAATAAAAGACAAGCTCCAGGATTGGAATCTAAAGAAGGCTGTAGAAAGGGCTAAAACAAAAGTAGAGGGCTTCTTAGACCCAACTGACGTTAAAATTGAGAAAGTCCGTAAGGGTGAGTTGTGGGAAATGACTAACTCATTTGATATTGGTGAAAAGGGTTCAGAGATACGACTAAGTTTAATAGAGGACAGGAAACCAGAGTTCTTTGAAGCAAACCTTGAAACCCTGTTACTCAAACATATTACTGCATACTCAGCTAAGGAACACTTAGATGAAATCTTTCCATCACTCCAAGCTCTAGCTATCCATTTAAGTGACATGGGTACTATTCTGAATGATAAGTTTGAAGATGACTTAAAGTATTTAAGTGATTACGTTAGAAACAAGATATTTAATCAGTCTCTAATTTCTGACGACCGTAAACCTTTAGCTGCAATAACTGGAGGATTGATGGGATTTGCATCAAAGATTGCATTAGCATTCTCTCCAGTTCAAATGTATCAGCATTTAGATGGAATCTGGAAGGATATATCATTGGTAATAAGAAAACCAGATGGAGGTTTAGCTTTTACTAAGGAGAATATGACTAAGGCTTATAAGTATGCTATAGCTGATGCTATCCATTATGGTAATACCAAATCCATGTCAGAGTTATTAAATGAACAATATGGTCTTAATGATATGGACATGAACACTTATGCTGATAAGATAAAGTCAGACCAAGCAGGTATATGGAACTTTTGGGCTTCAGCATTTAGATTTGCATCAAGACCTGACTTCTATAACAGAATGACTATATTCGGAGCACAAATGAGAGGTGACGGATGTTGGGAAGCACACTCTGTGGTGAATGGTAAGTTAGTTTATGATTGGAAGAAGGATAGTAGATTTAGTGCATATGCTAATGGTAATACATCTAGTCCCGATTACAAGAAGCAAGAAGCACTATACTACACTATGGCACACCAGTTAGTTAAGGAGCATACTAGGAATGCAGATGGCTCATTATTCAGAGTGGGTGATGCTCTACCAAAGGCATACACCGTTCAACAATCGGAGAGCCATAAGGCTTTAGCTGACTCTATATATGGATATTATTCTCATGAGAAGAAATCTATGTTTCAAAGTACTCTAATTGGAGGTCTATTCTTCCAAATGTGTACATATTGGTCTTCTAAGAAGAATCAATATCTAGCCCCTGAAGGTATAAAACTGCAGGGTAGACTAGTCCACTACGAAGAGAATGGTCAAAAGTATTATCACAAATTAGATGATAAGGGACAGCTTACAGATGAAGCAACTACTGAAGATACAGGATTTCCATTTTATAAATGGGAAGGACGATTTGAGGAAGGTATCTTATTGACCTTCACTAAGGTTTTAAATGACTTAGTAGTAGGTTCTTATAAAAAGGGTAGTATAAGAGAGGGATGGAAACTAATGACTAATGACATCTGGAATAATGAAGATGAGAATCTTAGAAGGGCGTATAGGTCTAATTTACGTCAATTGTTCTATGACTTGTTCATGTTATTATTCGTTGGGGCAGTAGTCAGCGGCTCTTTGGCAGAATTTGTTAAGGATGATATTAAGGAGAGAGGTAATGATACCATGAATGATGCTGTAATAAATACAACTTTATCTCTTGGTAGTAAGATACTTACCAACTCTGCTTATGACTTTAACTTCCTTGATGCTATTGCTGGACGAGGAACACAATGGACTCCATTCTCATTTGAAACACTTAACAGAACAGTAGATACATTCTCAAGTGTAATATCAGGAGATAAGTCTTTGTATCAGGGTTTAATTAATACTGTGGCAGCTACTAGAGCTACTAAGCCAATCTGGGATTATATAGACCCAACTAAGGAAGAATAGGATAATGTTAATAGGAATTTCTGGTAAGAAACAGTGTGGTAAAGACACTATATGCAAAATAATTAAAGCATTAGATGAAAGATGGGTGAAACATGCATTTGCAGATAAGCTAAAACAAGCTTTAGCTGTGATACTTGATGTAAAGGTGGAAGCTTTTGAAGATAATATATTCAAAATGTCAGATAGTACTATTGCTAAGCCAGAGGGGGGATTTTATACATATAGAGAACTACTGCAGAAGTTTGGAACTGAGGTCGGAAGAAACATTAGCCCTAATGTATGGGTAGATGCTTTATTTTCCAACTATTCCTTAGAAGATGACTTTTGGGTTGTAACGGATGTAAGATTTCCGTCTGAAGCAGATGCTATCAGAGAACATGGTGGTATATTAATAAGGGTGAACAGGGACACAGGATACGTGGATAACCATCCGTCTGAAACCGCATTGGATGATTATATGGACTTTGACTATATTATAACCAATGATAATTTAGATGATACTATTGAAAAAGTAAAAAACATAATGAAGGAAAACTACTTCATATAAACAATTAGGGCGATACTGGTGATTAATTTCACTGGTATCGCCCTTATTTTTTTCTTAATCCTTCTTTTCTACATATTCAGGTTCTCTTTCGTCCTGTTGCTTTAGATAAGTAAACATCTTCTTACCTAATGCTTTGTAATCTTTATCTTCTTTAGATTTAGAAGCCCTCTTAGCCATTCTAATTAATGTTCTCGTATTCTTTCTACTAAAGATTCTCTCCCCACCTTCTAATTCCATTTGAGTAGAACCGTCAGGTGCAATTACCTTCATCTTAGGCAATTCCTCGTCCTCTTCAATATCGAGTTCATCTCCCTCTTCAATTCCAGAGCCTTGATTAACCTCTAATACAAACTTAACATTGTCTTCTTCGGCTATATTCTCATTCTCAGGTTCTCCCTGATATACTGATATTACTTCCATATCTTCACTAATAAAGATAATATCTAAAGGAACTTTAGTATCTTTCATCCAAAATCCTACAGTCTGAGGTTCTTCGAAGAAGAATAGCATACCCTCATCATCTTTTAGTTCTGTGACTCCCTGTAATCCCTTGATTCTTTCCTCCTCAGTCCTAGCACAAGTCACATTATATTCCTTGTCTCCTATTTCAATTTTCATTACTCAACTGTCTTTAATAATCCTGTGTTATCAACTGTATTCTCTAGAATCTCGTGTACAAGTAACTTACCTGCTTCAATAGCAGCCTCATCAGAACCATCTTGCATTAACTTTTCTAATTGCTTAGTAACATCAAGATTAAAGATGATTTCTTCTCTTTCTACCTCAGCGTGTTGCTTTATATCGCCACCCTTTTCCTCAGTAATAACTGGAATACCTTTAGTAGTTACCTCCTCAAATTTTCCATCTACATCCTCTAAATGGTGCTTATGAGCGTGTAATGCTCCGTCTGGTATTACATTAACAGCTCCACCATTTTTAAACTTCTTAGGAACATATCTATAATAACTTCCAGACTTATCTAAGTCATAGCTATTTCTAAATTGAATAGCTTCTGGGTCATTTGAGTTGTACCAATCTAACTCATATTTAAGAGTTGGGTGGTCTTTAGCCTTCATAAACTCGTAGACACCAGTCTTAGGGTCTAAATAGACTGAACTTAGATGATTTTTTCCTGCCTTTAAATCAGATATACTAGATGTTCTCCATGCTTCCAGTTCCTCCCTTGGGGCTAGTTCAAAAGCCCTCCTGAGGTTATAAGAAGTAGTATCCCTTCTATCCTCTGGAACCATATTATACCATGATTCAAAGGTAATCTTAGGTGCAGCTCCTGTCATACCATCTATACTTCCACCTTTTTGGAATCCAGCTACCTCTTCTGCTCTAACTTCCTCTTGGATTTTCTTAGCTTTGCTTTTCTTTCCATTAGATAACTTAATTACCCTCTTAGCAAACTCCCTATCCATTTTAAGTCCAGATTTACCAGCCCTCACAGTACTTTGCTGATAACCTCCATTTAGTTGTAGCTGAGTACCCAATCCTATTAGTGGATTGTTAGAAGCAGTAAATGCCATCTGTGCTTCATCAGCTATGTTACTCATTTTTGACTGCTGCATTTGGGCATTATGTATTTGCTGGTTAGCCTTGTTTCTAGCTTTCCCACTAAGTAGACCATACTTCTTTCCACTCTTGGTAAGAGCATCATCTACTGTGGCTTGAGTTCCTCCATATGATGAACCTACCTGTTCAAATGCTTCATTATCTTTAGTAATAGTATCTGCCTTTTTAGCTCCTATTGCATTTACTAATCCCAGAGGAGTCAGTTTAAGGAACTTGCTGTCCAATATCTTATCAGCTGTGGTCATTTGGTCTGTTCCTACTCCCAACGCAGTTAATCCGTCTGATAACATTCCACCTACCTTCATAGCACCTCCTATAATAGTACCAACTCCAGGTATAGCAGATACAGCATTAGCAGCAGCATCATAACCTTGATTTAGACCTTCTGTAAGAGCTGATTGCTCTGTCTTTGGAATTAAACTTCCAGCTACGTCAGCTATACTTCCCGCAATACCAAACCCCTTATTAAGATTAGCTTTCTTTGTGTATGCTCTCTGTATCTTAGAGGCTTGATTCTGGTTCCATTGTTTTACACTATCTGGAAGCTCCAGGGTAGTGGGAAATGAAGGAGTCTGAATCATAGATGTAAGACTAGCAGGTTGAGGTAAAGGAGGAGTTAGATTACTCCCCCCTGTTAATACCCCTGAATTTTGATATTTCTGTATACGTTTACGCATAACTTACAATATATAATGTTTTTAAAGCTGTTATTATAGCTAACTCATCACCAGTATACCTCACCTTAATCTTTACATATTTATCCCTAATTCTAGTCTCTTTCCTTTCATTAGACCATTTATTAACATCTAATGACAAGAAATTAGCACTATAACCTCGGTCTCTTAATTCAGATGGAATATCAGAATCACTAGTAATGTTAAGAGCAGTCATACTCTCTGGTAATGGATTATTAACTAGGTTAAGAGGAGGATAAGTATTACCATCCTTGTCTTTAACAGTCCAAGCTAATTCATTCTTAGCCCAGTAAGTTATAGAAGGAATTTGAATATCCCATTTATCCTCTAGGTAGTCCATGTTACCATTTATTCTACCATATTCCATAACCTCATACCATTTACCATTTTGAACTAGTACATTTGTATATCCAGCTGATACAAGTGAGCTATATCTATCTTGAGTTATCTCTTGTAAATATCTCTTCTTAAAAGGACATGCTTTGATATGAGTAGCTATCTTAAATTCATTTAGTTGTTTATCATGCACAATTTCTGAACCAGATATGTATTGGTAGTCCCTACCTGCTGAGGTTACAGACTGATAGTGGTCTTCAATTTCATTCAGACTATCTACCCTTGAATAGAATAGTGGGAACATAATTGACATATCTTTATACTTAGTAGTACTGTATAATATGTCTCTTTGTTCGGGTATAATATCCAAGTAGTCGTGATTATAAACTATATCTGCACCATTGTATTGGTATAGATGTTTAGTAGCCTCTTGCCTAAAATAAGCATTCCTTTTATCGTTGGCAAAGTTATATACTTCTCCGACAACTTCAAAATGGAAGGATTCAGGTTGAGTCTTATTGCTTATAATCTGCAGATTATTGAAGATTTTATGTACAGATGGATTATCAACCACAATAAATTCAAACTCAAACGGATGTTGCTTTCCATACCAGTAGCAAGAACTAATAGGTTTCTTAGTAGTCATTAGTCCAGCCTGACCATGTTTCCAGAATGAAGTAGTAAGTAAATCATATCTCATCTTAGTAACTACAGTTACATTAGAATACAATGTTTTTACTATGTTCTTAACTTCACCTTCAACTAAGTCAGTTCCCTGATTATAAACAACAGCTTTAATAGGTATCGTCCATCTACTATCTCCTACAGAGTTAGCATTAACAGATACTTGATTACCATTGGTAATAAAGAACTTGTTTCTAACCCTATCATCAGCAATGCTATATTCAATACTAGAACCACTAATGTCTAGATTTAATTGAAGATTTCCCAGTTTTGCCTTACCGTCTACAACTGTTAGTACATTATCAACTATTGCCCCTCCTTGCATACCAATAAGAGGATAGTTAGAAGTTAGCTTTGTAATAGTCTTAGATGTATCTCTATCAAAACTAAAGAATATATTATCGATATTTTCAGAATATGATGGCACCCATGAGTAGAATGTAACAAACTTTTGCATAACTTCGTTATAACATAAGTTCCAAACATTCTCTTCTAATGTGTTAATATCATCATAGAATGTGAACATTACATCTTGCTTAAACCTGTTATAATGTGTTTTCACGTTCCTAATACCAATAATAGGAGTCTTTTCCTTCTCAGTAAGTGAGATATTATCATTTAAGAACTTCTGTACCTTAAAATCCGAGATAACTTCAAAGGTTTGTCCATTAGTTCTCCAAATCTTCTTCCCAACAGTATCCACTCCATAAACGTAATAGGGAGTTTTTATGACACTTTCACCCCACTGAGTACCGAATGTATCACTGAGCATTTTTGGATTCTCTGGCAGCACGTTAGAGGTGTTTATGAAGATATTTCCGCCTGCACCTTCCCCTGCAACGGCTCTTTCATTGACTGGTATCAAAGCAACACCATGTTCAAATACACAGATAATGTTACCAAACCATTCAACTAGCTTTACAATACTACCATAGGTTAGAGGATAATCCCTATAATGAGTTAATTTAAATACTCTATATCCATTTTTGAATGAATCATTTACATTAATGTCAGAGTACATAACTCTAATATGGAATTTATTCTTAATAGCTGGAACATTAGGTAGTTCATAATAATACTTATCAGATGTTGTGCTGTTAATACCAGCATTTGTAACAAATGATTCAGGTATTTTTGATTCTCCAGTTACTGACATGGCTTGTAATGGATAGAATCCTCTAGCTTTACCAGTAAGTCCCAACTCAGAAGTATAAGACATATCAATGCTTCTCATGGACAAATTAACATTGCTACATACTTTTATAGTAACCCAGTGTCCCATCTTAATAGCATTAACATCACCTCTATTAATTTTACCATTTTTCTCACTATCTCCAATAGTATAATTATCCTTCCACGACATTTGGTCTACAATATCATCATTGATGGGAGCTGATGAGTCTTGGAAGTTCCTACACATTCTGTGTGTATAGTTACCTATATAACAATCACCTCTAAATAGGTTTTTAGCTATCATAGTATCCTCATCTTCATCCAAATCATCCCACAACATTCTGTTACAGATTGCATAGAAAGCAGAGGAATCCTCATATCTAATTTCGAAGTACGTGTCTAACAGGTTCTCCTCATAGTTAGGAATTTTAATGTCAATAAGACTCATCTTATTAGTATTATAACCCTCTAAGCCTATATAGGGTCCCCAACTACCTCTTAATAGATTCCTTGCATTAGAAGATTTATTAGTGTAGTTGTAGTAAGAAACTCTCCATGCTTCTTCTGCTTCTCCAGCTCTGGCACTAAATAGTTGTTTCTTACCCTTTAATGCTTTAACATTATCACCAATAGCCATAATGTTATATGTTTCGTCTTGGGTAGAATCATTAGTAGTATATGATAGATTGTAGAAATGCGTACCACTTCTATCAAAGTACTTCTTACTAAACTGAGACTTAGCCATCTTAACCTCAAACTGAGTACCAGTAAATAGCTGATTAAAATAAGACTGCCTTAATTCAAATTCTGGACATAGAGCTGCATATCCTTCTAATACATTATCCTTAGCAATGTCTTCGCACCTCCTGTCGAAATCATGTGTAAGAACTCCGTCCTTGTCTAGGAATCTTTCTACTCTATATTCATCAACTCCAGAAGGAAGTACTGGTAAATGACTTGTATTCTCTAGACCTATTGTAACGGCTTGTGCTAGTGTAGTAGGTATTCTCTTTTGTCTTACAAAGAAGAATCCTTTAGTATATCTCTTTAATTCTCTGACAGCATCCTTACTAATCTTAATATCAAATCCAATAGGAACTGTACCACTCTCAGCTAGCTGATTACCATTATACTTAATTTTAACTACACCCTTAGAGTTTTCATTTTGGCTATCAAGCTTATACGTCTCTTTATTAATAGGAATGTATTCTCTATTAGCTTGAATAGTAGCTATATTATTTGTACTAGTTGGGTCAAAACCTTCCTTGAATAGAGGATAGTCTTCCCAATCTATTCTATCAGAATCACCAGGAACAGCTAATCTACTAATACCTCTAACGTTAAATACTGGTGACAAGGTATAATCGTTAAGAATATACACTACTCCTAGTCTGTAGATTTCATCATTCCAATATCCGAGCTTATTATAGATGTTCATCACATTATAATACTCGTACTGTCCTGTTTCGTCCTTGTAATCCTTATCAACCCTACCAATATTATTCTCTACATTTAACTCTGGTAAGAAGTGTAGAGATAGGTCAGTAAGCTCTTTATATTCAATATCTGGATTTGCTACATTACCCAAGAATAGCATATTCTGACAAGTAGTTTGTGCAGCTGCACTATTAACTACATTATAAGCAACGTTAATATCGTTAATACTAACAGATTGTACAGTTTCAAATCCAGTAATACTAATCTTAGCTACATTGTTATATACAGCGAATTGTTTCATAATCTTGAATGAAGTAGTCATTTCATTTCCATCCACATCGGATGTACTTCTTGTATAATAAACTACTACATTGTTGTAAGATGAATCTATATTAGTTAATAAGAATGAAGCTGACTTATAACTGTTCTCATCTCTAATTCCACCTTGTATAGAGGATGGGTCATTCAAATTACCAATATGGCAAGTTACTATGCCTGACTCAGCTATAAAATCTGTTTCATTCCCATCAGAATCTGATAACTTAAAGTAGAATACATAGTTACCAACCCTTAAATTACCACTGGTGTTTAGTCCCATGAATGTAAGGTTAGCAATATTGTTAGTCTTCTTATAAAGTGATATATCAGACTCAAAGGAATCTATATCATATATATTAGTGTCGTTATCTCCTTCTCTATCTACAATCTGATATGTATTCATATCAGTAGATGAGAATCTTGTGTTAATCAACTTAGGATATGTACTTCCATCATTAAGGATAAGGTTAACTGAACCATCATAAGACTGTTGAGGAACAATGTCAATAGGATGGTTCAGGTCAAAACTTAGTAATTCTGTATCCAGGTTGATTAAACTACCTTTAGGATACACAATTACTCCGTTTTCCCTTATATCTTCATTAGTTCTTAGTACTCTTAGTGGATTGTACTCATAAACTAATGCTCCCTTCTGTTGAAGTTGATTCAATCCTAAGTCTAAGTTCAGTGACTTACCACTTAGTGATTTGAAATTCATATATTTATGTGTAAATAGATTTGTTACTCTTTAGGACATTGATAGCTAAGTCTGGTGCATCACTATCCTTACCTTTCTTCCAGGTTCCAATACGAGTACTTGGTGATTTAACTAGGATTTCGTTATAGTAACCATCAGGTATCTCTCCTGATAACTTCTCATAAGCATATGAGGTAACGAATACATTGTTAAATGACTCAGAGAATGTCCATGTATAGCCTTTCCAATCAACCAAAGTTGTAGCAGACGCAGCTTTAGGTTTGTAAGAGTTAAATGTTAAACTACCATCATTATTAACAGTATATCCAACACTTGAATCGGCTACATAAATCTTACCTCTATCTATACCACTTAAGGAATCAGAAGTAACTGTATAAGCTGAATAAGCATTAGTATAACAGTTAAGAATATCAGCATCCTTAGAGTAGTCCAGGTCATCTCCTATAGATACTACAGTAGACATAGATTGATTCTTATGGATACTAAATATAGGAAGATAGTTATTCAATCCTTTAATAGCAGCTACCCATCTACTCATATGTGTTTCTATAGATGTAGTGTCACTTCCCAAGAAGAAGTCTACATTTACATTAGTACCACCATTTGGAACCCCAATGTTGATAGTACATAGTGTATCAGAAGCTATGTGATATACATAGTCAAGATTGTTAGGTCCAACAAAGTTGATTGTTTTACTTCCCTTCTGTAGTATAAGAAGTTGACTTAGTAAACACCTTACCATTTTGTCAACTCTAATAAGGTTATCTGTCCTATTGGAGCCACTGGATGGTGTAGTAGGTGCTGTACGTCTAGAAGCTAAATTAACTGGATGGTGAACTCCATTTACATCTTTCCATGTTGCAAATAGGAAGTTATCTCTACCATCTACCTCATTTTTACTACAGCTCCAGCCGTCTATGGTTCTTCTTGAAGCATTATACCACAGTGAAGCACTATCTCCATCTTTACCTCCAAATATACCCACTGTACCATTACCCATGTTAGATAGGCTAGTCTGTAATCCAGTATCATCTACACCTGCACCACTATTTTGACCACTACCTACAGCAGCACCACTAGCAGTAACAGAGCAGTTATATTCCATATTCTTATCACTAGCCAGTACGCATCTAAGATTACCATTCTCTTCTCCGAATGAGAATAATTTCTCCTTCTGTGTTAAATCCATGGATTGTTCATAAGCTGGTCTTAATACCTCTTGGCTTATAGTCTTAGAAGCCACACCTCCAGCATTAGAGTAGATGTACCTTGTAGTAGCTAGTTGTCCTACTAACTGATTATTACTCCAAGCAAAAGCTTTTGCAATCTTTGAAGTTGGGTTAGATATACTAGCAGTTAGTGTAGAGTTATTATTAGGTAGAACCTCTGAATGGTCAAAGTCGCATGATGTTACACTTGGTGTAGTTCCAAAATAGTTATTTACTATTTTTTCATCAGGCTTACCTGCATACATCTTCTTATCGTAATCATATCCAGCAGCTGGGGTTACTTTAACTTCATAAGTTCCAGTTTTACCTACCTCGTATTTATAACCAGAAACATCTGTATCTAGTGAAGGTACTTCTGTAATGAATTGAGATATACTTACCCTCGTAATAGGAGAAGGGGATGTAGCTGCACCTGCCTTTAATGTTAAAGATGGAACTCCTGTCTTCTTGACTGATGTATTAACCTCACTTTTAACATTCAATAAGATTCTACTCCTAGCATTACCACTAGGAAGACCAGTGTTGAAATCTGGAACTTCCTCATAGAAATCATTGAAATATCCTCCAGTATAGACTAGTTTATAACCTACGGTCTTCTTAACTCCAGCTACATATCTGTCTATTCTAACTATATAAATCCAATTCTTTTGAATTGTACTATCATCGAATGGTATAATCTCTTCAAAGCTACCATTATAGTATTCTTTAGAGATGGCATATTTATAGTTACCGTTAAGAGTCTCAGCACTTGCAGCATTAGCTGAATCAGTTAGACTTATAAAGGTAAACTCTATTTTTTCAATGTCTGAATCCTCATTTAGGTTGTAGTAATCATATCCCCAACCTATTTTCAGGTATGTATCAGTAACATAGAACCTCCACTCTCCTAACACCTCAGAATTAGTTCTAATAGCATCAAAGTCTATAGTTCCACTCTTAGCCATTCTCTCTAATACTCCATAAGGACAAGCTGGCATAATTTTATACTGAGTCTTACCTGTCTTGCCACTCTTAGTAATAGTTGACTTAACGGCAGATGAATCAGCTTCAATCAATCCAACCTCATCTGGATTATTTTTGGTTGTTCCTTTAAACACTCCTGTAGTTTCTCCAGAGAACTCTACACTGATAACCTTAGTATCATCATTACATGAATACTTTCTAATAAGGTTGAATGTACCAAAGGTCTTCAACTCAACTACTAAGATTAGTGCTCCAGATGATTTAGCACTAAATACTTGGACTAATTCTTTTGATTTGATAACATCCAGCATTGGAGTATTACTATTCTCATAAATCCACAGTCCATTGCTATATATCTTCAAGTTCTTCTCATCTATATAATCAATACTACCACTACTATTTATAACACCCAATCTTAGTTTAATTGCACCTCTATTGATTGCCTCTTTAATAGTTGCATCTATAGAATTAGTAACTATCACAAATCGGTCTCCAGGATGAAATATCTTTACTTCATCTGAATTATTAACTTGAAATAATTTCTGCTTATAGTATTCTAATTCTATATAGGGCACTGAACCCTTCATTGTGATAAACTCATTGAAGTTAAACCTAATAGGAGTGACATTTAGGTCTTCTCCCTCATACAACTGTTGAGGAGATGGGAATGAACCTATCTGACTCTTACCAGTGATTGGATTATGAGCTGCAACATATATAATACCTCCATGTTCCTTCATTCCTACAGGTACATATCCTTTATCAAGATAGGCTGTGTGAACTTCACCATTTCCCATATCATTCTGTAATACAAACTCATTACCATTGTATGTTATTATAGTACCATTTAAGCAGTTTGTTAATACATTACTGGGAGTAGTTAATGGATGTAAGTCCATTATTAAACCCTCACCAAAGGTATTAATTGCTTCTTTTCTCATATTTTATAAGTTCATAGTTGTTACTACTAATAAGTATGTCCTTGAACGTACTTGGATTATCTCTTACTAATGCAATCTCTAAATCATTGCATTTCATTGTATCTTTAAAGAATGTATACCCCATATCGGTAATGTATCTATATCTTATAATGTATTTAGACCAGCTGTAAAACACCTTAGCCTCGTCAAATACCTTCATCCCGAATTTATTATGGAATATAAAATTCTTCTTCTTTCTTCCTCTTCCAGTGGTTGACTTAACTACAGTTTCATACTCATCGTCAGTCAATCCTATATAATAGTATCCATCCCACTCTTTAACTTTCTTAGAGTATAATACTCTTAGTTTCCTCCTTAACATTCTCCTATAATAGTTATAGTGTTTAATAGAATCACGTGTAAGTTGTCCGCAGTAGAACCAGTATCTAAACTTAGTACTACTAATAAGAGTATCACATCCTCTAAGATTATAGTAATATAGCATCCTCCATCCATATTCAACGGCTCGTTTAATATCTTCTGGAGGTACGGTAGGAAATTGGGCTATTAGGTCTGGTAAATAATCATTGACACTTTTAAGCATTAATAGTATTGTTTACCTTGATTTGTGTGTTCTAATATCCTATCTCTATGCTCTGGGTCAAGATATATTAGTTTTTCTCTCATAACCCCTTTAGATTGGAAGTGAAATACCATTTGGTATGCACAGAAATTAGATGCCAGAAAGTCCACCTTAGCCCACTTTCCATTTCTCCTTGCTTTAGAGAACTCCTCTCTCTCGAATCTCTTCATCTTCAATTCAGCTCTCCTAGACCGAGTCGGAAGGACAAATGTAGTATTATTTTCGATTACATCTTCTAAAACCATATTCAAGGCACTTTTAAATATCTTCTTAGCAATAACTTCTTTGTGCCTATTACCTATTAATTCCTCACATGCCTTTGATGTCATCTTCATCTTCTTAGTGGGAAAGGAGATGAATAATTCATCTATATTCATGGCATATCCTGTAGCGTAATTCATTATTTTACAAATTTCCAAGTCTTATTAAATATCTTCCTATTCCAGCTTGTCTTAGCATCCAAGATTTCATTCATATCATTCTGGTTGATATACATAGGAACTCTGGCAGCATCACATAACTTATACCATCTTTGTTCAAGGAGTTGTGCCTCTTGTAACATACCTTGATTATGTTTACTCCAGCCCTCTTTGAACCTATCAGTATAAGCACAATAACAAGCTATTGCATCCTTTTCTTTCTCATTGATAAAAGGTAATCCATCATCATCTAATAGTATTCCTTTATATAATATATTAACAGAGCCATAATCCTTATCAAAATAAAGAGTATCATTGACTCTCTCATACTTGGCTAGTTTACCACTAATGTAGAATGGGTTGTTATAAACCTTGCGCCCTTCAATGTAATTCTCAATAAACTGTGATTGATAATCTCCATTGACTGTATCATTGGTAGTATATCTCCAATCCTCAAAGTCATATGTTACAGCTTCAATAAAATCACAATTACATGGTAATGTAACGGTTAGGGTTTCGCAGTCTATCTTACATCTATATCTATATAGTTTAGTTTGTCTATTACCTATTTTATTCCAGGCAATCAGACCTATTTCTTCGAACTCTTCTGGTGCTAATTCTATACCATATAATAGGTTAGCTTGAGCATATGCTGATTGAAAGTTTTCCATTATTTAGGAGTTTGGTCATTAGGTAATATTGGAGCAGCTAACTGTCTATAATAACGTAGCTTCTTCTCTGTCAATCTCTTCTTTATTTCAGCGTCGATGAAAGTCATATTATTAATGTCTAATGCAGAGCAACATCCATAAGTTTGTAGCTGACGAGGGTCTTTAAATATACCTACTACAGATACTTGCTTAATAACTGGAAGATTGAATATCCAACAATCATACATATTATTAGCATTGGGAGTTACGTCTATATATACATAAGGTTTGTTCTTAGCTCTCTTTCTATATTTATGATACTGCATTACAGTAGGACTTATGTACCATATAAATGGCTGTCCTTTATCTACAGAGCCTATATATTCAATACCACCTCCGAACTCAGTTAGAAGTTGTGGTATTTCAAAATGGAATGTAGGAGTACCATCTGCCTTATTTCCACACGTACAGTTCTCTATATCCTTACAGTCTACGTTAATGCAGTTTATAGACATTAATAAGTCCCTCTTAGGGATAAGTCCCTTCATGGAATACTCCTTAATGATTTGGAGTCTTTCATCTACAATATCATCTTCTAATTGTTCTATTGATAAAGTATTGGAAGTGGTATAACCTCTAAGTCCAGATACTATATCATTATAGATTGCAGATGCTAATTTAAAATAATATCCCATAAGTACAAAATAAAAAAGGCGACGACTTAAATGGTCATCGCCTTAGTATTAGTAGGTTTATTAAGCTACGTCTTCGTTATCTGCACCTGGTTTCTTGATTTCATGGATAGTACCAAGAACCTTTAGAGCAGTTTCAAACTCAGTTGCTAGTGAATCTAACACATAGAATACATGAGTAGTCTTAGATGTAACTTGCTGACCAACAGCAGCTCCACCAAACAGACCTCTATCTACCTTGTACTCGATGATGTACTGGTTGTACTTAGCACCTGGTACAGGAAGCTCTTCTTGGTTAACAGCTTCGAACTTTCTAGCCTCGATAGTAGGTAGTCTAAGGTCTTTTAGGATATGAGTATAAGTACCGAATCCTTCAACACTCTTAGTGATTTTTCCTTCGATAACATCCTCAAATACTTCATTAGTAAGTGGGTTGTTAGCAGCTGTGTTAAGTTTTTGAATCTTAGCCTCAGTGAATAATTGATATTCGTCTACTCCATGAATTGTTAGCTTGTCGCTAGATACTTCAGTCTTGATATATTTGTCACCATAGAAGGCTTGAATCTTATCAATAACTCTCTTGATTTCTTTAGCAACATCTGTTGCAGTAGTAGAGTTGGAAGCAATCTTGAACTCGTAAACGAAAGGCTTACCTTTGAATACGAAGTCATTAGAGTAGTATGAGTTTTGACTTCCAGATAATCTGATGTATAACTTCAACCTGTAGATACCTGCGCCTGGATTAGTAATAGTGAACTCTGCCTTACCAATAACTGGGTCGGAAGCAGCTCTCTTGTACATCGCACTTACGTTAGATTTGAGGAATTTGTTTACACGTCTTACCTCAATGTTGTCTGAACCCTTAACGATTTTATCTAAACCAGTGGTTACATCTTTCAGTGAGTTTAATACAATAGTGTTAGTGTACTGAAACATAAATTAATTATTTTTTGGTTTGTGACTGTTGCTGAGCTGGATTTGCAATAGTCTGATTAACTGCTAAATTAGTTTGAAGCCTTGGGTCACCTGCGTTCTCCAATAATAGCTTTGCCAGCTCATTTATAATCTCTTGACACACATAATCTGGAAACTCCATGACTTGTGATGTATCTTCAACCATTTCAATCTGGTCTTGTGTTAGTCTAATTTTTTGAGGAGTCTTTATATAATCAACAAATATATCAGTTAGTTGGAATACAGAAGAATCCTTGCCATACCTAATTTCAAGTCTAACTTGAGATGGATTTCCATACCTATTAACTCCTGGCTGTTCTACTAAATCTACTGATTTACCACCAATGGTAATCTTAGTTGGAAGTGAACCATCAGTACCAGTAGTTTGTTGAATAGTTGTGTTTGGTGATATACTTCCTTCTCCAGCAGTAAGTCTTACTGGATTGGTAGGCATCGTTGTAGCACTATTTACGTTGTGTATGAAGTAATAAGGATTTCTATAAGAGGGTTGCATATAGAAGTTCCTTATTATTTGTGACCAAAGGTCTGAAGTTAAACGCTTAGCACCAATTTGTACATAAGTACCAGCATCATAACATTCGTATGTCTTTACTACTTTGAAATTGCATACACAATTCAAAATATGTAAATAATCCAATGGTAGATTTACTTCATAAACAGCTCCATACAGTGAGTTAGTTTGAGAACTAACAGCAGCGTATGTATTTGTAGCCAGAGTAGGCTGGAGGATGGCAGTAGATTTTAATACTCTAATGTCATCTGTTGATTGTTGGTTTACATCATAAATGTTGTACTTCTTATTAATGTATTGGTATATCGCCTTATTTAATAAGTAGTTAAAGTCCTCAAGTAAAATACTTGGAGCAGCAGTCTTATTCATTTCAACCAATGCTCCTCTGTATACTTGTTTCGCTGTCATTTAGGTAATGTTATTTCTTAGATGCACTTTCTTCTAAGTACATATCAGGATAAGTATCTCTCTTAATAAGTTCAAGTACCTTACTGTTAGTAGGGTTCTTCATCCATGTGATAACTGCATCATCAGTTGCACCTAATACAATGCTATCACCATATAGATAAACCTTATTCTTAACGTATATGACATTCTTGTCTTTAGCGTCAATAAACATCAATCTCAGATTAATATCCCCACCAGTATATAGGTCAATAATCTTCTCTGGAGATTTATGTGATATTTCAAGCAAGTAGTCTGTAATATCTGCGTCTGGTGCATTACGCATATTCTTACCAAGCAATCTAGCTTTAAGTGCTCTACCTTCTGCACCTTTAGGGTCTCCGTAGATGTAGGAGTCAGCATCGTGGATAAGTTTCTTCTTAGAGATTCTCTTAGCAGTATCATATCCAGGTCTTTCTACATATAGTTCAGCTGTACCATAACGAGCACGAGCCTTACCCTCAGCTATTTCACCATCAATTAGTAAATTTCCTTTAGAGTCTCTCGCATCTCTTGATAGAGCAATGAGAGGACAATGTTGTATTGAGTGCCACTCAGCAGCCTGCCATTCATCATTTAGATTGAATGTAGTACCATCTTCTATAATGAATACTTTATTCTCAGGAATAAGTGGTTTACCTTCATTTCTATCCTTATCAGAGATAATCATATCACCCTTACTATCTACTGGTCTAACACAATCAGGAAATCTACCAGTCTTCGGGTCTCTAACAGGATTCATGAAGTATTTCTGCCCAACTTTACCGAACACACTTCTTAAAATAATTATATCGTCTAAAACATCAGCCATATTAATTCGTATTTTTATTGTATATCATACATCATCTTTATAATGAGTATGAGAGGGACTATAGATTAGCCCCTCCCAACACATCTTGATTATATATTTTTATTATGCTTCTTTCATAATGAAGCTTCTGTATGGAGAGAATACTCCAACACCAGAATAACCCCAGTTGATTACCTTAGATGCAGCTGTAGTACTTGAAACAATACCAGAGCTTAGACCATCTAAACCACCCACACCAGGATACTTGTTAGTAATGAAGTCACCACCCTTTAATGTGAACATTTGGATAGCTGGTTCACCACTAGTCTCATCAGCAGTAAGGTCAAGCATTAGACCAAAGCCTTTCTCAGAACCCCATTCACGAGAGAATGTTCTATCAACCTTGAATGAAATAGTGTTACCACCGATTTCATAGCTATTGAATGTAGCACCAACGTCTACATATCCATTAGCCTTCTCAGACCATAGATAAGTTCCACAAGTTTTGAATCTAGCAAGCCACTCTGATAGACAGCTCTGAATGTCATTCCACATCTTTTCGTTGCAGATAAATACGTACTTGTTACCTGTTGGGTTCTCACTCTTTTCATTCATCATAGCCATAGCTGTAGTGAATGCTTCTGGAGTAAGTTTGTTGTATACATACTTAGATGCAAATCTCTCGATTTGTGGGATGATACCGTCACCAATATAGATTGGACGACCAGTGTCAGGGTCAGAGATTGTTGGTTTACCGTTCTTATCTACGTTAGTCTTATTAAATAATAGACCTTGGTTACGTACTTCAAGGAAGTTTCTTAATAGATTCTTCTCAAGAGTATCCATCTTATACATTGTTTCTTTTACAGCACCATTGCCTTCACCCTTACCAATGCTGATGAATGTTTGCTCAAGTGGCTTGAATAGAGAAGTATAGCTATCATCAACACGATGTGTTGTAATGTAACCTCTGTGTCTCTCAATGTTAGATTGATACTTAACATATCCCTCTTCATGTGCTTCAGGCATAGCGTTAGATTGGAAACGAGTAGTGTCACCAATTTGACATCCGTCTAAGTCTAGGATTGAAGAATAGTCGTTATCAATTAGTCTTACCTCAACTGTCCAATAGTTATCTGCAACTCTTGTAGGTCTAGAGATAACTTGGCATTGCTGCATAGTCTTGTCAATCTTGAAAATGTCATACTTCTGGTAATAGTTCTCTTTGAACGCCATTACGATGGTTGTACCACCTTCACCATTAGTTGCTGGAACATCTGCGAACTCAACTCTCTTAATGTAGTTAGTTTCAACTTCCCACTCGAAGTACATACTATCAATGCTTCTGTACTTGCTATTTGATTTAGAATCCATGTAGAAGATATTTCTTAGAGATTCTGTTAAGTAAGAAGCAGTTAAGTTAGGGTAGAGTCTTGAAACTATACCAAGTCTAGTTGGTTTTGTGCCTAAGAACTTATAGAAATCTTCATAAGTTCTAGTTTCGCTCATTGTAGGGCGATTGGTTACGAAATTTGCTACTATCATACTTTATAATTTAAATTTTAATCTAAATCATCGATTGTTAATACTTTTTTAGCAGGAGCAGCTTTACCACCTGCTGGTTTCTTGACTACTGTCTTAGCTGCATTAGGGGCTTTACCACCCTTAGCATCTTCAAATCCCTTATTATAATTGTATTTGGATGCTTCTGTAATCTTCTGTTTATAATAATCAGTAATTTGACTAAATGCCTCTTGTCCCTTCAGTGCATACCAAACCATTCCCACTAAGGTTTTAGGGTCATTCAACGCTTTAGCGATGTGTCTCACTCCTGTAACATCTGAATCTAAGATAAAGCTAGCAATTTCATTCATATCGTCCTCAGACAAGGTTAGTGAGGACTCACCCAAATCAATGGTATCATTCTCTTGAATTGCAGCTACAATAGTATCTTCGAACTCTTGAGCAGCTTTTTCGGCAGCTAATCTTTGTTCTTCTTCCTCTTGTTGAGCTAGCAACTCTTCTTTCTTCTTATATTCGTTGCGGATACCTTGAACCTTTTTCTGATATAGAGTCTCATTCTGCTTAGCCAATTCTAACTCAGCAGCAGCATCTTCATCAGTAAGTTCTGGGATTTTAGCTTTTAAATCTATAAGATACAGTTCATCATCTGGAATAGAATCAACCTCATACACAGGAGTGTCTTCTTGGTTATTAGCTAAGTAGTCTTGAATGGCTTGCTGAGCAATATATTTCTTATATTCCTCTACGTTTAGATTATTCTCTCTAAGCTCATTAATAAGAGAAATCTCATCCTCTCCTAACCCATAATCGTCGTTTGACTCATCATAGTTTAGGATTTGTAATTGTTCCTCTCTTGAAAGCTCATCAAAACTCTTTTCCTCAATCTCTCCTGCCTCGTTCTCAAACTTGATTGCTTTAGGATTGATTCCTTTATCTTTTAGTAGACTAGAGATGAGGTCATCATCCTCTGGCTCGTTTGAAGGTTCACCATTATCAGGCTCTGGGTCTTGAGGTACAGAACCGTCAAGCCAGGGCTTTTCATAGGTCTCTTCATCGAACTCTTCTTGAGGGGTTACGTCTTCGTCTAATCCTACATCGTCAATGTCTAAATCCTCTAATTTCATACTCATATTATTCCCTTTTAAAGTTATTTGCAAAATTAAGGAATTTTTAGGGTGCCCCAAAATGAAAGATTGAAATTCCTTAATATTTAAGGACACCCTTAGTTATTATCCCTGTATTGCCTTGATGTAGTCCAATATACCCTCTACGTGTAGGCGAGCTATAGTTGCTCTACCTTCATCTGATAGTAGATATTCTACGTCCTCTTTATTATCTTGAAACAGATTCTCAGTTAAAACTGCTGGGCACTTAGTCTCCCTGCATATAGCTAAATTCTGTTTCCAATATACTTGTGTTTGTGAATATTTCCTTAGTGCTAAACCCTCTTTACGTGCTGCTTCGAACAAGCACTCTGCCAGTTTCTTACTCTTACTTGAGCTATTGTTGGAGACAAATACACTCCAACCTTTAGCATTCATCCAATCTGCCCCGCTACCAGCAGCATTACAGTGAATCGACACCAATACAGTATTAGCTTTTCTATGTTTATCACAGTATTGGTTTACTATTCGGCATCTCTGCATCAGTGGTACATCAGTATCATCTGTAACCACTAATTCAACATTAAAGCCTTTGTCTATTAATTGTTTCTTTACTTCATTAGCAATCTCTCTACAGTACTTATATTCTCTAAGTCTCCCATCTGGGCTTCTTTTACCTGGAGTAGACTCTCCATGACCTGCATCCAATAGAATTATCATAGCTTACTAAATTTTAGGCAAGTGTCAAGTATAGCTAAGTTTACCTTACCGTCATCATCAAGCTTCTTCACAGAATCCTTAATGATTTTTACTTGCTCGAAACTAATATTAAAGTCCCTAGGGGCTTCTTTAGTAGCATCCCATAGAACCCTACCATCTACTTCTTTGTAATTTATTTCTGACTTTTCCTCTTCTGTTAGTCTTATTAACCTAACTAAGTCCATAACCTCAACCAACTCTGTAATTTTACCCTGGGTTGGTAATATAGTTATTAATGTTAACCTATCCTTCACATTTAAATTTACTTCCATATTATTCTTTATACACACCAACTATTAATCCATTAACTACTACAAATCTTACTTTATCTAAGTCTACTGCACCTCCATTGAATGTTACTCCTGCATATACCTTACCAGCTTCTGGATTACTAGTAGTTCCTTTAGAACTAACATCAACAATAGGTTCATCTTGATTATTAGCGCAGTTAGTCCAATACATTACCCCACTACCAGAATATTGACTGTTACAAGTAGTTGTAACAAAGTTTCCTAAATGAACTGAACCAGTACAATAAAGCCCGCCATCAAAAAACCCAGCTACCATAAGTTTTTCATTTGGTATCTTTGGATATTTGTTACTACTAAGACTGCATATTGATGCCCATATGGCAGCATTTAGATGTCCTGTTGACTTAATACCAATACCATAATTAGCATCTGAGATGAAATTAGCCTCATTATATACCTCTAAGAATGCTCCTCTGCCATCAAATAGGGGCATGTTGCCAACTCCCAGTTTAAATCCTTTCCATTTGACTAGTGAGTTAGATGGGTCTCCTTTTTGATACAATACATACATATCCTCTCCCCAAGAGTACTGGGCTTCTTTAATAATGAATGAACCAATTTGTCCTGATTGAGCATTTATTTCACCACTGAAATATCCAGATGTTGCATATATTTTCCCTTTGAAGTAACCATCTCTAGCATACAAGTTACCTTTAGTATTAATAAAGGAGTTAATATAATAGCCTTCTTCAGTTACATAGTCACCGTTAGTGTCAGTGTATATTCCAGTACCCAAATCAGGTCTAGGAGTATACGGAGTCCTATAACTTTTCTCGTCTCCTCTAATACTTAATCCTCTTGACTGAACCCAACCATTTATATCTAACAATGCTTCCTGGAATTGACCCTTATCATTAAATAGTCCACTCAATTTCATAGCTGGATTACCTGCAATATTAAACACGAACTGGTCTGCATTCATATAAATCTCAGTCTTATTTCTATATGTAGGATTACCATTCTCATCCAAGATAGGTTCTCCCTCTAGATTTAGAGCTGGTACTTGGTCAATAGTTCCATCCTCGTTGACTACATCTCTAATTTCAAGACCTGCGTTTCTAAACTTTAATAGAATACTTTCCTCAGAGAAGTCTACAATAGAAGTACCATTATTAAGGTAGAACTCTCCAGTCAAGAATACATTCTCTCCATATAGACCATAACCGTAAGGCTGTTTAGTTCCAAAGATTTCATTGTGTATTCCAGATAGATTACCTAGCCTAACCTTAGTAATCTTGGTATAGGTACACTTATATTCTTTATTCCTAAATAACAGAGCTGAGTCTATTGTAGGAACTTCAGTTAAGAAGTAACCATACTCAGCTGGGTTATTGAGAATCTCCTGAGTAATTTGATTGTTCTCACCATCATTTATAAGGACTTGATTCTTATCCTTAGTCTTTAAGAATATCAATGGGTGTTTCTTATCAATCTTACCTCCGAAGTTGTCTGGATTTACACTACCTGGGTTAGTAGTCTGATAGTAGAAGTCACTAGCATCCTCTCTTACATATATATCACCCTTCTTCTTAATGTTAGCTTTCTTAGTAGCCCAAGTAGGAGTAACATATAATACAGAATAGTCGGGTCTGTTAAGTCCAGCTAATACATCAATGTAAGGACCACAATCGTCAGTAGATGTAATATAAACAGCATTCTGTCTTTCAATATTGTATATATTACCCATCTGAACCATATCATCATCCTTAGCTATATCATCAAGTCTTTCATCCTTTGAAATAGCATTTCCATCAGCTTTACCATTATCAGTAGTTCTTGCAGGCTCATACTCATTAGTATTTGAGTTGTAGAGCTGTTCAGTCTTGTTATACTGAGTATCATTAAAGCTCTGCTCAAACTTAATTAAATTACCTTCATCATCGTAAGATACCTCTGTATACGTATCAAATACTGATAGAGCTTTCTGCATTATATATGTGTAGGAGTCTACTTGCACAGTTACGATAGCATCATAGTATTTAATGTTACCATTATTGTACTTCTGGCATCTAACAATATCTCCAGGTTTAAAGTAAGGATAATCCTCGTTCTTGCACTCTACTACCCATATATTAGATTGTGAGGGCATTCCTGTGTCAGGTTTTTGAAGTCCAAAGTACTTATAATAGGGATAGACACTATATAAGTTGGAACCATCACTAGATGTCTTTCCATCCTTTTTATAGTTCACTTCTCTACTTTTAGGAACTATGAAAAATTGTGTCCTTTTATTAAATGAGTCTACGTTAGCCCATTTAGAAGGTTCAGTACCTGATAGTGGGTCTCCTGGAACTTCTTTCCATTCAATGACTTCCCTTGACTTACTTATGAATATAAGTTTAATATTACTTTTGTAGGTATTGAATATCTTCTCAGTAATTATACCAGGACTAGGGTTATTAGCATTATATTCAGCCCATGACTTGTCTAGTACGTTTAAATCATATAGACTACTCGGACCTTTAAACAGTGGGCTATTTATTACTACTGTTATGTCCTTAATATAGATTATGAAGTTGTAATCTACAAAGGCTTTAGGGGTGTAGGTTCCACTAGCATTAGCTAATTGTGTAGTAAATTTCTCTGTTACTGAATAATTGGTACTTAAATCATTAAATAAGAAATAATTATTAGATGGCATCAACTTCTCAAGATTACTCTTTGCATCCTCTGTTCCCCATGTACCTATTCTTTGTAGGTCAGCTTGAGTTATGATTTTGGGTTGATAAGCTGCTGTACATTTACTAGAGTTACTAACCCATAAGCTACCATTGGTTGCACTAATCTTATTAATAACCATCTCATACACTCTCATAGCTTTACGAACTACAAGATAATCTACAGTTAATGTATTAGTATCAGCATCAAGTCTCCAACCATAACCTCCAAATCCAGATGCAAACTCTGGAGAAGTTAAACTACCACTTGTTACTAAGTCACCATACATACGAACATTTTGGTTAAATGTCCAATTATTCTCGGAAACACCTTTACCCTTAAATGTCCAATTACCTGTAATGTATTCATCTACTCTTTTCTTAGCCAAATCGTCAGCGGCATAGCCACCTATAAACTCAGCATTAAGGTTGTTAACTAACTTAGAAGAAGCCACTATTAAAGGAGGTCCAACAGTATTGATTTCCAACTGACCTGTCATCGTGTCTCCCTTACGTCTTACATACCCATCACCAGCACCCTCTGCTGCCTCTATTAAAGCTACGTATCTCTCATCATAAGAAATATATAGAGTAGTTGTAAGTGTGTTATAAACGAAGAATCCATCTCCAGGATACTCCATCTGCTCCATCTCAAGTAAGCTCCCAACTATAATAGTCTGGCTTTTAATTTCTGATTCTGTAGCCTTATCAAGTAATGCTAAAACATCACTCAAAACTCTTGAGCTATTACCAGTCTTTATATAGACCTTACCTAGAGTTTCAAGTACTAAATCAGTGTACTTATTACCAACTATTACTTTGTCACCTCCTAAGAATGACTCTGTTCTAATGTTGTCCATTGTTCGCTTTCAACGTTTTAAATATTCTCTCGAACTCATCAATGTCAGCCTCTCCAAACTTGATTGGTTTCCCAAATAGCTTAACGACATAACCATTTTTAGCACGAGTCTTCATAACGTCACGTAGCGCATTTCCAAATAAATCTATATTTAAATTACCACCCTTATCAAGGAATGGTTCCAAATACATTCCATACTTGTCCTCCATATTATTAACTACGTAAGTTATGAGAGCGTCAGTACCTATTGTGTTTATGCCAAATAAGTTACTTACCAAGTTTTTAGTGAATGTGTTTGCTGCTTGAAATAACAATTCTTTATCACTCATTATTTAGCTGTTTTATTCATCATGAGTTCTTCAAATCTCTTTTTCATCTCTGGGTCACTTTCCATTAATTCTAATAATGTATTAACCTTCTCCTCTTTAGCTTTTATCTGTGATTGTATAAACTCCTTACTCTTCCTAATAGTAGATAGTAGGTTCTCTGCTGCTACCTTACCATCTGGAGAGTTTACATACTCTGCACTAAACTTAGTTCCTAAGAATGACATAAATCCTGCTTCATAGGTTTGTTTAGCCATTTGATATTCTTGTGTTTTAGCCAATACGTTCTGCTCATCAACAGACAACGACCCAACCTCCCTGTTTATTTCATCAAGGATGGGTTGAGTCTTCTGTTGTGCTTGCTGAGCTTGTTGCATAACTTGAAGTTGCTGCAAGTATTGGTTTTGTAAATCAGTATAGTTAGTACCGAAAGGTTGTCCAAATAAGCTCATATCATGTGATTATTATGCTGCTGGAGCAGGTGCTGCAGGAATCTGTATCTCAAATACTGAGTACGCACAGTTACCTTTAACTGGCAATGATGTTGGTAACTCATCTAAGATAGCTTGATTAACAATACTAACTCCGTTAGGAATTATAACATCAATTACCTTATTAACTTCTGGAACAAGTGTAGTTATTGTCTCACTTGTAGCTGGAGAAGCCAGTATAGTTGATGTTTCTTCTGTAACCAATCTTACATTACCCTTACAATCAGTATACTGAGTATTATGTATAATATCAAACTTAGTAACCTGCATATAAGAAGCTGCACCTGTTGTAGCTGTGTTAATCACCTTAGCCCATCTTTGTGTAATTGTTAATGTAGACACTGGAGCTACAGATGCTCTTGCCCCACATGGTAACGATACATTAAATTCAATTAATTGAGCACTTTCTCCGATAGGAGTAATTTTTACTTTCATAAGTGTTTGTGTTTAAAATAAAAAAATAAAAGGGAGACTATTCGCATAATCTCCCTTTAATATCTTACTGAGCTGTACAAGAAGGACAAGTACTATTGATAGCTGTATTTACTGCGTTCCAGTTAGAAGCAGCTTGCCCAGCATACATACCTGTGCCATATTGTGTAAACGGACTACAGTATAGTGGAGAGATACTAGGAACTGGAGCGCATAGGTCACTGTAAGCATATTTCAGCTGTCCAGTAATCTTATGGTCTAATTGTCTCTGTAAATCACCAGCAGCAACTAATAGTTGTTTCTCTGACTTGCAGCAGCAGTTGTCTGAATATCTTTCAGCATTAACTTTGTTAAGTTCGAACATTAGAGGTAGAGCAGCGGCAGTAGCAGCTTCCTTCTTCTCTAATTCATTGATTCTTGTACTTAATCTTTCGAAGATGTCAGTCTTTTCTTGTACATCTTGTTCTCTCCTCTTGTAAAGCTCATCACATAGTCTTAGGTTTTGAGCATTATCACGAGTGATTATATCAACGTACATTCCACTCTTCTCTTGTAGGTCTTCTACTCTACCCTTCCAGATTTGGTTTGTTAGAATTTGAGTTTCGTTTCCAATTCTTTCATTGATAGCTAAATTCCTACCATTGATATAAGTATATAAATCAATATCATCTTGTAAGGACTGTACTCTGTTGTTCCAAGCTAGATTCTGAGACATCTCTCCTTGAGCCATAGCAGTCTGCATAGCTCTTTCAGCTAGACAGTTACCGTTATTACCTCCGAACAGACCTCCAAGAATGCCGTTGTTACCACAGCCACAGCCGTTGTTACCTGAAAAAGCTCCAAGTGCTGTTCCAATAATACCTAGAGTAAGGGCTGCATTGGTTTTACCTTTCTTACCAAATTTGTCCTCTGCCTCTTGCATTGTCAAAAATTCTGCCATAAAATGTTGTGTTTGTGTGTGTTTTTATACCCAATCTGTTAAGCGCGCTTCTTTAATTTTCATAGTGCAAAGTTAATGATTCTTAAAGGTCATACCAAAGAAATATTGTTAATCAATGTTAACTACAAAATAATTGTATTAAAATATTTAAAAATCATTTCTATGATATAACTAGCTTATATAATTGGTTATAGCCATTCAGCAGGTACTAATCTAGACTCTAATTGGTCAGCATTGGTAATGTTACTCTTCTTAACTCCAGTTAAGTATCCAGATACAATATTTAACACAGGATAAGTTGCAGAGGTGAACGTAGGTACTGCACCTTGTAACTTAGTACAATAGTAGAACATACTACTAATGTCATTAATATTGTAGCAAGTCTTCAGTAGGTCTTCAGTAATTAAAAGTAAACCGTAATTACTGTCTTCCTCTGTACTTGCAGTTGATACAGCAAATAAGCTAGAAGCATTAACAATTCTATTGTTATTCTTAAATATGTTGGCGAAATCAATTTGAGGATATATCTCCTGAGTTCCAGCAGCATTATACGCCCTCTTATCAAACTTACAATTAGCCCACAATTCAGTAATAACTTTTAGGTTAGGATTATTAGCAAATAGGTCACTATTTACATCAACACCAACTTCTAAGATTGTCTGTGAAAACATACCTGTAATATCTTCCAACCTAGTATTATATTTAAACAGGTCTGGTGGGTATTTGATACCTCTAGTGAACGTATCTCCTTGTAGATTTACGAAAGCACAGAATCTTGTAGTTCTAAACACTCCAAGCAGCTTTGGTGTATCTACAAGTGCTTCAAATAGTTTACATGGTATTCTACCTATCATACCATCCCATTTACCAGTTTGTTCTATAGTCCAATCTCCAGAATCAGGCAAGAACTTCCTAACTTGCTCTGGATAGTTGAAATCAATCATAGAATCTTCCAACGTACAGTCAGCATGACAATACCTGAATAGGTCAGTAGGAATCATATAATTCTGATATCCAATCTCAGCACGACCATTACCTGCCTGGCTAATAGCAGTCTTTTGTTGAGTATCATACTTAAAGTATTTCTCAGTAAGTCTTGACTTAACATCAGCTAAACCACTCTCAGTACTAGAAGCACCTTCCCACCCATAACCGTCAAGATACCAAACATCAAATGCTTGTTCTCCTGGATTATAGTCAGGACTTGAAGTATCTTCGTTCCTATCATAGTTATATGACTTCTTCATGTTGCTGACATCAAGTTTAAATGTTACTCTGTTACCAGCATTCTTAATAATATGGTCATCCCAAGTTGTCCATGTACTATTAAGAATTAACTCTGAACCTATGTCAATAGTTCTGGTTTCATCATAACCTAGACACCAACATCCCTTAAATACTCCAGCCATATTAGTTATGCTATGCCTAATAGACTTAGAGCCATCTGAGTTGTCTTGGCTCATAAAGAATAATCTGTAAGGAATGTATCCGAAAGTACCACTATTTTCAAAGGCAAATGACACATCTTGTAAAGGGCAGTTCTTAAAGCCTTCTCCCACTAGCTTTAATTTAAGATTGTAGCATCCACTAAATAGACTCTTGATGCTAGTTAAACTAATACAATCATCAAACATACCAGCAGGTGGGAATTGATATATCTTACCATCGTTGTTTAGGTCTATTCCTTTAAAGAATCCCTCAATACTATTCAATATTTTACAATTCTTGAATATATTAACAGGAATACTCTGAGCACCAGCTTCATCAGAACATTTAAGTCCAGTAAGTATACCTATAGCCTGTCTTAATGTTCCGCTAATGCCTTGGAACATATTTCCCATCTCTGATAGATTTACTAATGCTTCTCCACCACTGTATTGGAATGGGTACTGGATAGAGCTAAATGTTGGGATGTGCCATGTAGTACCCCCGTCATTGATAGTTTGACTTATGCCACCAAACACATTAGGTCCAATCTTTCCAACTAACTTAATACCAGAGTATAAAGAGTCCGTTAGAATTAAGGATTGAGCAACCTTATTAATTGTATGGAATAGATAGGTATTACCATTACTATCTGAATCTACAGTCATTCTAACCCAACTACATCCAGTGAATACACCTTTTGGATAGGGGCTTACTAGATTTCTTAGGTTTGTAAAGAATGTCTTAGAACTTAGTAATCCATCTGTAGGTACAGCTGCTCTTGTATTAGCACAGCTTCTCAACTGTTGACAGTTTCTAAACATATAGTCAATCTTTACTAGAGGACTATACTTACCATTAGCTGGGGCAAACACATTGTTGTCTATCCACTCTAAGCTAGTGCTATCAAATGCAGCTTCTGCATCAGTAAGCTTAGGTAAGAAGTCTAATACTCCCCAAGTAGAATCCTTAGATGTACTGTAATCAGATGTCCTAGAGAAGAATGGTCCAGTTAGGCTTGTTCCACTGAATGCTTCCTTGATGCTATTTACATTAGGGCATAATCTAAATAAGTCATACCAAATATCACCAGTAACATTTGAACAACCTTTGAACATACCTTCTAATGAAACAACCCTATCAGTTAATCTAACCATTAGGTATTTAAAGTCATTATAGGATATTCTAGCACATCCTTCAAATAAGAAGTAGGCATCAGTCAATTCTTCTCCAAATGATACATTGGTAACGTTATTTCCTTCAAGGAAGACATCAGTACCATACTGAGTATACACACTATCTGGATTTAGATAGAACTGACTACATCCTCTAAATATCTCGCCACCCTGAAGAGATAGGTGTCCGATTACTCTCTGTAATGAAATACAATCTCTAAATGCACCTCTTGGTATTTCTATAGGATTTGTCTTATCATTCTTACATCTGACCTCTACTAATTGTTTACAGCTAATAGCCTCGATACTTTCTAAGTCTGGGAATGCAGTCAAGTCTAAGTACTCTGGAGTTCTATCATTATACTTTAATGTAGATAATGATGTATTAGAAATAACTAGTCTTCTTAGGCTAGAGAAGTTAGGTTTACCATTAACATATAGAGATGCAAGTGTAATATCACTAGTCTTAGTATAGCTTAGGTCTAGAACCTCAAGATTCCAAGCACCTGTTAACTCTAACTTTAGAGCAGGGTTATTCTGACCAGGAATACTAAATTCCTTCATACCAGGACAGTTATCAATAGTAACCTGAGCCAACGGACTGATAGAGTTATTAACTGAAGAATACGGAATCTGAATGGTTTCCATCTTCTCACAGTTCCTAATAGTTACCGTTCTCACATTAGGTGGTATGTTCAGAGTTCTTAATGCACCGCAGTTATTAATTTCTATTGAAGTTAGCTTTAAACAATCATCAATAAGTAATGACTCAAGGAGAGATTGGTTCTCTAACTTCAGATTAGTAATATCTGTTCCAGACATATTTAATGTCTTCAACACAGCAGATGTTGGGAATGTAATCTTAGTAATAGAAGAGTATGATACATCAAGTTCCTGAATTTTACGACAACCGCTCAGGTCTAATGTATATGCAGAAGCAGTAGAACCAATAAGTCTCACCTTACTTAGATTCAACTTCTTAATATTCTTTAGACCTATATCATTAGCCTCATTATATACTCCACCCTGGAAGAAATAAGCAGCATCCACATTACTTAGTCCACTTAAATCTAACTCTTGTAACATAGGTAGGTTAATATTGTCCAAACCTGTCCAAGGGTAACTCTTAAACTTAGTAAAGTCAGTAATGTACTTGTTAGCATACATATATACTACTGTTTCACCAGTAGGTATAGGTAAGATAACTGATGTTGGAGTGTCTGTAATCCAGAATGCACCAGTAGTCTTATCATGTGAATAGTGATAAAGTATCTGACTACTTGCAGTAATATCAGTACTAAATCTAATTTCAGTAGCGGAACCAGTAGCTTTGTTAGAAGCCCATAGTCCAGTAATAGGAGATTCAATAGTAGTAGGTAATAGGTTAGTATTATCCTTGTAACCATATACTCCATCTAAGAACATTATTCTCTTTCTAAACCAGTCTTTAACGTGCATTACACGATTACCATGTAAGAACTTTAACTGACTAAAGTCTGTACTATCTTCATATTTACCAGTGTTTGGGTCATATGTTTTAGAAATAGCAAGGTATTTAATCTTATAGTCATAGTTAAACATGATAGAACCTGTCTTCTCTGTATATGATTGATAGTAATCCTTAATAAATTTATCAGGGTCAGGGAACAAGTTAGTTCTTAAATTCACATATAATGACTCTAAGCTAGTTCTATTCTCTGTACTACCACTGTCAATTCCAGCTAAGTTTTCAAGTACTTCCCATATTCTATTCCACCATGAAGCAAAGTACTGTTTATAACTATCAGTTGATACATAGTTCTTCTCTTGAGTATACTGAGTAATACCAGTATCCTGTGAAGCAATATTATACCACCTATGTAGATGTGCCCAGTACTCTACAATATCTTGTCCAGCATTGTTTAGACCAAAGGCAGTATCCATATCGTAGAAGCAACAATACCATACATCTGTACCCCAACTACGAATAGTTAAGTTCTTACACATTGAGTCCACACAACCAAATAGTAATGCAATCATAAAGTAAGCACAAGCATTATCCCAGTTTAGATGCTGGTCACAAGCACTAAAGTTATAATAAGCATTCTTATCCAAATCATAGAACTCTCCAGGAATAGGTTTAGTAGGAGTCTGTCCAGCATCGTCCATTGTATATTTCTGGATACGAGTAAGAGCCATATTAGCCATTTGAGTATAGAACTTCTGAACCTGATTATATCCAATCGATTCATCCCTAGATGTGTACATTACATCACCCATGAACTGAACAATCTTCATATCATCCTGTTGGAAAGCTCCTTGAGCAGAAGAGTTTTGGTTTATTTCTACAGAATATACACCATTACTTACCCCAGTGTTCCATCTATTAGCATCTTCTGTGTAATCAGTTACTAATGTTGGTCCGTCTTGGTTCACTTTAACGTAGTCAGTAAGTAACTTTAATCCCAAGTTAAAGAAAGCATACCTACCTAAGTTGAAGTTATAAATACCACAGAACTTAGGTTGTTTAATAGTACCATCAGCATCTGGAGCATATCTAATAAATAGTAATACTGGGAAACCTTCAGAGGTATGCTTAATCTTACCTCTAATAGCATTAGCTTTATCTGCATCACCTCCCCAAACATCATTACCTAATGACATAGGTGGAGTTGCTCCGAATGGTGTAATAGACTGTCCAGAAGAGTTTTTAGCTCTACCATTAACAATCTGACCAATTACTACGTTATTAACGTGTGCAGAGTCTACTACGTCAGCCTTTAATGTAAACTCATTCTCTGGCAACCAATCATCAGTAGGTTGGAATAGCATCTTCTTACCAGTCTGGTCTACATCACCCATATAAATCTCAAAGTTCTTAGCATTATAAGATAGTGAAGATGTACCTTGTAGACCAATAGTAACACCATTGTTTTCTGATACACCACTTGGAGTTGTAATAACAACCTTACCCTTACTATCTTGATAAGTAATTTTAACGGGGAATTTCTTGCCCATTACTTCTACCTTATCAGATGCAGAGAATATTGCAGTTGAATATGGTTCAAATAGTGTAGGGCTGTTAGATGTTTCCTCTACTAACACAATAGGATAAGGTGTGTTAATTTCCATTTGCTCTACTAACTTAGAGTATAATAACTCACCTGTTAGGAAACCACCCTTACCTCCATCCAGAGTCTTATCCCATATTAAGCAGTTACCTGCACTATCAAATAGATTCTTAGTTCTTAACTCAGCATCTAAAGATGCATCTATTTGTCCTCTTACAAGTCTAGCTTGTTCAGTTGCAGATATGTAATTCTGTACAATAGCATACTCACTCTGTGATGACGTGTAAATCTTAATGTCATAAATATTAACATCAGAGAATCTACTTCTAACTCCGTTGTCGTTTCTACATCCGAAATAGAAATCAGTACCAAACATCCAGTCAATATCTGACTGTAGTACTCTACTTACAGCAGATAATACACCGTTGACATAGATTTTAAAGTACCAAGCATTACCTGATAGTAATGATACGTCTAAGTCTACAGTAAGTAACTCATTCTGCGGAAGTTTAACTGTAAGTGTATCAGCAGAACCAATCTTACATACAGCCTTCTCTAATGATATTTCATAACCAGTTTTTAATTCACCATCCTCATACTGACCTATACCGCATACTACTTCTTCTGGATAAGAAGAGGAGTCTGCCTTATAAGTGCATGAGATATGGAATCCCATAGGTTGGAAGAATGATACACCAGCACCAATATCAACAGCAGGGAACATTTGGTCAGCTACTTCAAGATAACCATAAGCTTCACCACTTAATCTTGTTGCAGGTATCTGGTTCACTCCATCAATGTCTTGTATGAAACCACTAGTCTTACCATTCACACCTTTTAGAGTAAAGTTTACTCCATCTGGGAACTTAGATGCAAATGCACCTTCATATATAAACTCACCACTATTCTTGATAGGATAGTTCCATGTACCAGTTGCGGTATTTGGAAAACCAGTAATCTTACTAAAGTAAGCAAGTAACGTGTGCATGTCATTATTTGCATATAGCTCTGTACTTACACTTTCTACTATTCGACAAGTAACTGTCTTAGTATATTGAGCAGAAGTATCACCAGGGCCATTTACTGCATACCCAAATAGAGTGATTCTTAAATACTCATTAGCTTTATTAACAGCTAGGTTTACAGTACTATATACGAACCTATTAGTCTCGCTCTTATTGATATTCTTAATTGTACCAGTGTCAAGTAACTCTACCTCTCCACTGTCATTCATTAGATGAATCTTGTAATCCATATTGAATGAACTATACTTACTAAGACCGTAACTGAAGTAGTAGCTAAATCCTAACTGTGAACCTTGACCATACTTAGTTAAATCATCAATAGTCTCTCCAGGATTTGAAGAAGGAGTAAATTCTGTAATATCCTCAGTCACAATAACCAGATTATTACTATCAGCTACCGTAACATCAAACTTAATTTGTTCAGATGATAATACTTCTCCATTAAGAGTAGTACTAGCCTGCGCTATGAAGTAGAATCTTTGACCTGCTTTGGGATTAAAATGTTCACTTTCAAATAACAGTTTACGAGCATCGTAGCTTAAAGCTCTAATAGCAGTAGTAATGTTACCCACTCTAGCTACTTCAATACCATTAATAGTCATCCAGAACTCTGCTGGACTTTGTAAGATATTATTAGTTACAGTATAGTTAAGAGGTACTTCTGCAACACCACCCATATACATAGTCTTAGGTGGTATAGACTGAATCTCTAAAGAGATAGCGCCAGCCACAATCTTTACATATGTAGGAGTAGCATATACATTGTCATTATCATAGGCAGATAGTTCTACGTCAGTAGTTCCAGATAATCCAGTAATGGTAATATCTGTTCTAGCCATAGAGTACTTCTTCCATGTTCCTAATGTTTTGTTGGTAGCCAAATCTTTAGCAATTACAGTAAATGACTTTTTAACACCACCACTCTTAATCAAGATATTAAGTGTAACAGTATTAGTGGCTGTATAGACTGTGCTACCCTCAGCTACATCAATAGTATATTCGGAGCCGTCACCACCGCCTCCTCCACCGCCACCACCTCCGATTGCACCATTAAGGTACACCCAGGCTAGGTTTTGTTCTAACTTAGTCATTCTATTATCTAGCTTTGTAAAGCCATTGTCAATAGAAACTGATTCCCCAGCTTCATTTAAGAAGCCAGGGTTTGTCAGTTCCAATTCTGAAGCATTAGAAGCACCGTCGATTACCCATCTTCCAGTTACTTCATCATAATGTTTTATTTTCATTGTAATGTCTTTTCAATTACTATATTGTTGCTTGGATTGGTAGAACCATTACCTCCCACCTTTTTAAGGTCAGTATAAGCTATAGGTACATTATACTTGTAAGCCCAAACCTTAGTATTGTCCTTTAGTTGAAGCTTGTATGATTTACCAAGTATTCTCTCCCTCGAAGCTGTTGTCATAGAAGGAGTCTCAACCTCATCACCACTACCTATATTCCATATAATGTAATTAGGATATTGCTGTGCTGAGTTAACCTTTACTGTAGCAGTATTAGTTGTATTGTTCTCAATCTGACTAGATACTGGGTAGTATTCTAACAACCAAGGAATATTCTTTGCAGGTAATTCCTTATTAGAAGTTAACTTATATCCAGTAGCCTGACACATTACATATCTTACATAATTCAAGCTTGCATCAGTGGAGATTTGAACACATTGTCTTTCTCTATCTGGTAAGCTAGTATACCATGAAGGAGTTAAGGAAGTATCGTAAACGATAGGTTCCATTGTCCTACTTGGGTTCTCTCTTATATATCTTGAATTGGCATATGTATGTTTGTGACCACATAGGCATAGTTTGAAATCATTATCTTGCATCCATTGGCTGAACCAATAACTGCCTACTGTATTTAAGTGGCTACCACCCCTCTTGATGTTTAGGTCTTTGTCATAAGTTCCACTCTCATTTTTCTTTAGATAACTCATAATTAAGTCAGCCGTAATGATAGTAAATGGAGCTTCGTGACAGAACGCAACCTTCCACTTAATTTTAGCATCAGCTGCGTGTTGTGCCAAATCAGCAGTTGCCCAGTCTTTTAAGTCATTATATACATTCACACCAGTTATATCTCCGAACACGTCTGTCCTCGCTAATTCAGTGATTTCAGAGTTCATAGACAAGAAATAGGTGTTGCCATATACGAAACTATAGCAGCAGGGGATGTACACTCCAGCAGACGAAATGGGTACTGTATAAGGGTGTTCAAATGTAAAGAAAAATTCTACATTTGCTGGATTGGTCTTACTCTTATCTTCACCATCTCCTAATGTGTATACGTCTACAGGAGTCAAATCATTATTACCTACTGAATACATTTGTTCCGTGTCTCTGTAGATAACATCTCCACCTTTATAATAGTCAATCCATTCATTGAATCTATTACCATTCTGAGTTTGGTCACCAGTATTTAAGCACCATTCATACGGATTCTCAGCTTTATCAGAGTTGATGTACTCTGCACTAACTCTCCACATTTCATATTCCTCTGCATTAAATCCTTGCTGGTCACTTACTTGTAGGAAGTTAAATCCCCTTTCAATAACCCTATCTCTATTTCTAAGAGTAAATGACCTTTCCTCAGTCCATGCTCCATCTCTACCTACCTTGTAATAATACTTCTGTGTATCAGTAGGTTCATCAAAGTCCTTAATGAACTTATGAACTGTAAATGGAGTGCCATCTGTAGTTATGCTTCTAATCCTATTGTAAATTTTATTAGTCCAATTCTTGTGGTTGGCAGGTCTGTTAGGATTTTGACTAACGCCTTCTGTATTGAAGTCTTCTTTCTTGAAAGATTCAAATTTATTTTCTGGAGTATATTCTTCACTATCTTTTCTTATCCAGATATATTCATCATAGTATCCTACTGACACCCAGTTAAAGCATCTTGTCTTATGAGCATCATGTCCCAATGTACAAGTAACTATGTTAGGAGCACCCTCTACTAGTAGATGCTTGTTAAAGAATATATTCTTATTCTGTGATGAGTTCTTCGGAGTATACTCTTGAATGTCAATAGCAGGATTAATTTTGTCCATATTAATATATGTCCAATCCTTAACATTACTCCTAGCACTCAGAGCTTTAGTAGCTTGCTTTACTGGGTCCATATTATAGTAACGCATTAATAATACATTACTTCCCTTAGTAGCAATAGGAGATGTTTCACATGGCATTGACTTATCATTATAGCTACCTATTCCGACTAAATCAACATACCATTTAATAACTCCGTTAGTAGTCCAAGGTGCAGTACTATTCATAACAGTAGTCTTGAAGTAGTCTGTAGTCTCTTCACTACTAATATAGAATGCACAGTCATGGCTAAATTTGATACAGTCATCTTTACTTGACCATATACTATGAGGCTGCACTCCAGCACCTGTATCTCCAGCAATCTCAAGTCTTGTATTGTTAAGGGTTGCATCTTTTGTCCAATACATATCAGGTTCACCAACTCTAATTAGTGTAGTATTGATGTTCTCTACGGAACATTGAGCACCCTTAATTAAGAATGTACCTTGAGATTTAAGAGTACCAACTAGAGGTAATGTAACCCAATCTCCACTATTTCTTTCTGTATAATGTAAGAACAATCCCTTTAGATTTAAGTCTTTCTTACCAAGGTTACACAACTCTACGAAATTGTGAGATACTGGATTGTAGTCCTTATCCTCTGACGTTCCTCCACAATACACCATATTAACATAAATCTTTGGAGAATCTTTAGAACCTACCTCTTCTGGGATGATAGGGAAATATGGAGTAGTGTAGTAAATTCCAGTACCTTGAGTCTGAGCATTACCAGCTAAAGTATTCTTATCTAATCTATAATCATGTATATCTAATTTACCATCCTTAACCTGAATAAGGAATGTATTCTCTTTATTCGTCATGTCAGCGAACTCAATACCAATAATCTTGGTTTTAGCTCCACTACCACTTCCAATGACTTCGGTTAATATTCCATCCATTGTTTCTGGGTCTGGTCCAGGTCCTGGGTCTTCTCCACCACCTGTGCTACCTATTTTAATTAATTTATAAGTCTTAGGGTCTTTAATCCATAATGTCTGAGTATCATAACACCATAACAATTCTTTAGGTAGAAAATCACCTTTATTAGCCTGCATTTCTGCATACGTACCACTTTTAATACATATATGCTTAGCATTAGGTAAATACTCTTCATACTCAGTTGGCTCAGGTGAATCAGCAAGAACTATATCCTTATTAGCTTCTTGAGTAGCATTATCCTCCTCTTCTGAAGTACCATAATCAGGTTCTTCATTAGGCATACCATCATAAGCATATCTCTGATTGTTAGTAAAATCACCCGAATCTATCTGGCAATTAAATGCAAACTCTAGTTTACGTACCTTGTCTTGTAATACTGATATAACCTTCAGCAGGTCTTGAATTACAGTACTACTTGTCATATGTTCTTTATTCTCAGAAGTATCTATCCAAATACCTCCCTTATCTTCAGGTGGTGTATCCTGTATGTAAATTTTGGAGAAGGACTCCCATACGAAGCCGTTAAAGTAACGTATCTCATTGATTTCATCAACGAATACTATCTGTCCTTTAACTCTTAAATCGTCTCTGTCTAATAGTTCTTGTAAGGTTTCTACAACCACTATAGACATTCCTCCGCCTCCACTTCCTCCACCTCCTTGTACTTTCCATACATTCCATACCCCACTGTAGAATTGGTACATATGGTTGTCGTCAGGTGAATTTTTAACGTAACATAGCATACCTTCTTTTAGCTTATTGGTATTTAGGAAGGCTTCCATATCACTCATATTGGTAACTTGGATGTAACCACCACGTAAGTCATTAACGTCAGCTAACGGAAAGTTAGCATTGTTTTTGGGTTTTAATTGACCAATTACCTCAATATATTCATTCATGCTGATAAAATAAAAGGGCTATGTATAACCTACACAGCCCTCGTTTATTACATTACGCTACGAATAAGCTATAAAGTACTTCTAAGAAATCAGCTGCACTAATCTTGGTGCCATTAATTTCAGTATCGTTGCCAGCATTTACCTCAATAATCTCTCCGAACTCGTCTTCAGTTATTGTAGTGTCAATGTCAACTTCCTCTTTACTTCTCTTATCAACGTAAGCATTATACTCCTCATTGATTTGCTTATTCCAAGCCTCAACTTGAGCTTTATCTTCTTCTGTTTTATCTATTTTCATAATGAGTTCTTGATATCCACTTGGAGTTAGATTCTTTACAACTTCCTGCAAATCTTCTTCCAGTTCTTTTCTTACCTTACCAAGTTTAATTCTCATGCTCATTAACTTTACTTTTAGGTCTTTACTTAGTTCTCTATCCCCATCCCTAAGTAATACTTTAGTAATAAAGTTGTGCTTAATCATTACTTCATTTACTGTCATAATATTTTACGCCTTTACTTGAGTTTTAATTGACTCAATAGTCTCATTTACAAAATCTGTTACACTTTCAATCATTGTTTTTGGTACAGTATTATACTGAACGTTCACAGTGTCGTCTAGCATCTCTGAATAATTTACGTTACCATAGCTAACCTCTTGTAAATCGTATACGTTAAAATAAGAGTCAATAATTCTCCCATCATCAGTATAGGTACATTGTCCAGACAATTTCATTGTGCTGTTCTGGTTAGTTACATCGTAAATTTCCCTCTTGTTTGTTAATTGAACCATAGTATTAAGTTTTACTTTGTTTACCTATTTATCTGCAAATATAGTAATTATCTTTCATAAATACAAGTCAAAGTTCACTTTTAAATTTATGAGTAGTAACCACATACTATAAGTGTTATTCTTGTTGGACCATCATCCTTGTTCATATTATTTGAGTGCCAGGAATCATTGTTGGCGTTAGACTGAGCCATCTGTCTCATCCAAATAGAAGAACCTCCACTACAATACGTTCCCATCCACTCTGCACCTCCGCTTCGTCCACTATAATTACCAGTGTAGGAAGGCATATCTCCAGAGGTTGCCATGTTAGCACATGCAGCATAACAATAAATACTATGACCTGAGGATGGATTAAATGTAATTGTCATAACCCCACCACTAACACTACATGAAACAGAAGATATGGCGGAGACCTTACTGCCGCTAAAGTACCAAGAGGAGGAAGAGTTACTAGACCTATATACACATCCAGCGGCAAGTACTATAGGTTGGGAATAACCCCCCTTCTTACTCATATAGTCTAATGTAGGAATATCGTCAGCTACCAGCCTTCTAAACGTAGCGCTTCCACTACTTCCATTTGGGGCAGCAAGTACAGTATTTGCGCTGCGACTTATATTACTACTATAGTATTCACTGTGGGAGTGGTTAGTTAAGCATAAAGTACCACTTGATGTAGGTAGAGTCAGAACGTTACCTGCGTCACTACTAATCTGGATTCTAGTTCCATAGTCTTTAGTGGAAGTGTTAGTATAGTGCATATCAATATATCTACCTATTTCGATTACTCCATCGCTTTTTACTAAAGGTACTTTGTTCCATGTACCACTAGTACTACTTGTTCCTAGAGAGTATCCTCCTAGCGCATTAGAATTTGATGCAGTTCCTGCACTAGTAGCATATGCTGGAGTTAAAGTCTTGTTAGTACCACCAACCGTAATAGAGATATTATTTCCAGAATTTGATAGATTAGTGAATAATCCACTTGCATGATATCCATCTAAAGTGTCAGCATTTGTTACATTGTCAGCATATGTTGCTCTATAACAAGTTCCATACCTACTACTAGCCTCTTGTAGATAACAATCATTTAATTTACTAGTTCTAGGAGAAACATTATCAGGATATGTACTATCTCCGATGTTTGTGGTTGTTGAATATACTGTAAATGAACGACCATCTGTTGTTCTGTAGTAATAAGATGTACCCCCTCTCATGTATAGTACCAAAGCACTTCTATTATTCCTTTGTTCTAGTCCATAGCAGGCTGTTTCTCCACCAAACTGTGCTGCATATCTATATACTCGTAGATACCAATTTATGGTTCCCCAACCTCCACCTACCCATTCAAAGTCAAATTGGAATGAGAATCCAGAACTATGTGTAGACCATGAGGGTTTGTGACCAGATAGAGCATCAGTAAATGTTACTCTAATTGGGGTTACATTACTAGGATGTGCGGTCATTACACATGGATACCACTTATTTGAATCAAGGGCACTTAAGTTTAGTGTTTGCTGACCATTCACTTTGTAATAGTTAGCAGTTACATCACCATTATGAACACCATCAAGTTTATCTGAGTTAGAAGCATATGGAACAGTAATATTATTAGTAGTACCATTCTTAGTCCATGTTAGATAGTTACCATTAGTACCTAATGCAGTAACGTATAAGGAGTTATGATTATGTGTACTCAGTGAAATTGGGACATCATCTACAGCAAACTGACCATCACTTCTCATACCAAACCTCTTAGCATATCTGTTACCCCAATGGAATGTTAATGCTGGAGAGTAACCCCAAGCTGATTGTTTATTAGTTACTAATCCCTGCTCTCTAATTTGTATAGCACCACCATAAGTATCAGTACCCCATGATGCCCAATTCATTTGAGCACTCTTAGAACCACCTACTTGTGAGTTAATCTCATCCTTGAATGCTAATATTCTATTATAAGAAGAACCACCATACACATTTCCTGATACATACACATTCTTGTTGAACCAGTGTCCTGCACTAGCATTAGTATTATGATGTGTATACGAACCATTCTCATTGCCGATAGATGAAGTAACACCATTCATAGTCCATGATAATTTTCCAGTCATGGTATCTCCAGCTTTATTAACTTTAGTATTGGGGTCAAAGTTACCAGAGTTCCATATAGTATAAACACTTCCCCAAGTTCCATTAGAGCAAGCTTTCATATATAAGTTACCACCACTACCATAATCGTGGTAGATTTTAGTCTTATATCCAGCATTACCAGAATGGCTCAACGTCACACCATAAGCACCTAAGTTGTTATCCCTCCAGAACTGTGCTCTACTAATATTATCAGAAGTACCAGTAGACTCTTGAACTCCTAGGTTACCAGCTGCATATACAAATTGTGCTAGTGCCTTATGTCCACCCCCACCAAGTAATACATAACTATCAGAAGAACCTGTCTTTATCAGTTTAGGAGCTTCGAACCATTCATTACCTTGATTACCTACTAGTTTTATACCTGCAGGTGCTCTATAAGAGTCATAATCAGTAAATATGAAGCTTACTGTCTGTGAGCTATCACTGTTGTCAAATCTAAGTCTAGGGTGGATGTTAGCATTAGTCATATCTGCGTTAGTACTACCCTTTAAAATAATATTACCAGTTACAGTACCTCCAGCTAAAGGTAAGAATTTACCATCAGCCCATCCAGTGGTAGCTAATTGTTTCCATGCCTCCCAAGACGTACCAGTACCAAATCTAACCCATACATTAGAATTATCAGTAAATCCAAGCTGTGCACTTTTACCACCTGACCAGTCTGTAGTACCACCATACTTTCTGACAGTTAATAGTCCAGTATAGTTTCCACCATCACTAAGATTAGCTTTAGCATTAGCTTTAAAGTCTAACCAAACACCTGCTGCATGTTCTTGTGGTGTGGATGCTGTTTCTCTACTATCAATAAAGTTTATAGTATTATGAGAGTGCTCAGTTCTTAATCCTACTAAGTTTCTGGCATCCCATATCTTATAGTCAGTTCCATTATACCTATGCTGTAAATCAGTTTCTCCACTTCTAATATATGTAGTACCAGCCTGCATACCAAGATATGTATAAGTAGTACCATTCCACATTACAAGTCCGTTACCATTAGTAGCTTGAATTTCAGTTACTTTTAAAGTGCCTGTCATTGTGTCGCCAGCTCTATTTACAGCATTAGCAAAAGCTCTAATATTGTCTCCGTTAAATACATAAGCCTTAGAGCTATCACTAGCCTTAGCTCCCCATATATGAGTTGGAGTAGCATTACCCCACTCCCAATTCATTGTAAGACCAGTATTTATACTATATCTCACATAATTAGTAAGTACATTTGGGTCGTTACCCCTAATAACATAAGTACTATCAAGGTATGTATGGAAATTAGCATTATCAATTACTGGAGTCCACTCACTTATTGTGCCAGCTACATTTCTTCTATGCCACAATCCAGCTGTACCTGTGAAATTCTGAGCTAATTCAGTGTAATAACCAGTTGAGTTATTATGTAAGATTTTAATCCTATTAGACCAGGAACCAGATACAGGACCTTTATTTGAGTCTTGTAATATTCCACCGTAGCTTCCATAAGTAGCATCCAATAATCCAGATGGGTTTAAATCTACTTTCAGAGCTGGACCACCAGGACTAGTAGCTCCCGCATAGTTATGCGTATGGTCTCCAGTAGAAACTACTTTACCATCACTATACAACTTGTTATCCGCGCCTATATACACTTTGGAATTGGTATAGGTCTGAGGGTTATCTGTTTGAGTTAATGCCCCAGTTAGGAATAACTTAGTAGTTAACTTTTCAGTGGCACCAGCTGTATTCCTCGTGTCTTGAGTTGTTATTAATACTTCATTATTGCTACCTGTAAATGTAACGTTAGTTCCTGCTTTAAGAGTTTTACTAGGTGAAGTAGTTGGCTTATAAGTATCTATAACAGATTCTCCTTGTTTGAAAACTAAATTATAGAAATCATAAGTTGTATCCTTACTACTAATAGTTACTTTCTTATTAGCTGCATCTGGGGTTAGAGTTACATTGGTGCCTTGAACTAAAGTAAATGAGTTGTTAGCTGCATTGGGGTCAAATGTAGTTACCTTAGTAACAGCATCTCCAACTTGAGTCTGTAAATCTAAATTATAGATGACTTGATGTTCAGTCAGTACTTTCTTACCTAGACTATATAAGCAGTTGTCAGTTCCAATATATACATACTGATTACTATAAGTCTGTGGTGATGTAGTCTGAGATTCTGCACCAATAAGAAATAACTTCTTATCAATAAGGTTAGTAGCTCCAGCTGTGTTTACTGTATCGCTTCCTGGGTCAGCAGCAATAGTAACATTACCCTGACTATCTCCAGTAATGAATACATTATCACCTTGAATAATATTCAATAGTCTGGCAACTGAACCATCAAATGAATGCATATCCTTTCCATTATATTGGAATCTCATAGCATTAACTACTTTCTCAGCAGCTACGGCAGTTGCATCAGCAGGTAGGTAATCTACATTACTAAATGCATTCTTACCTAAAGTCTTTAAAGTCCACTTATTAGCTACACCAGTAGATAAGATAGCTTGGTCAGCTGTTGTTCCACTACCCGTTAAAGTAGTATAAGATTGAACGTGTCCATCTAATGCTAATATCTTTGTTGTTCCTCCTATGGTTAAACTAACTTTGTTACTGTCTGCATTTGAGAAGAATCCTCCATATAGTTTACCATGAGTCCACACTTCACCAGTGTCTTGTATATAGACAATGGCTGACCAGTATATATCTCCACTGGTATCTGCTGCACTTGTAGGTAACTTCCATGTATTAAACACACTCTTACTAGCACAGTCAATGTATTTTGTTTTAATTAGCATATTGTGTTATCACAAAGTTAATAAAAAGGAGGAACTGAGTCCTCCTGAATTATCTTGAATATGTTATATTTCCACTTGAGTCTACAGTAGCCCATCCCGTTACTAATTCTCCTTCTATCCATAAGAAATCACTGGAGAATATTAAGTCTGCATTCTCTCCAATACTCTGGGGTAAAAGAGAAGATGTTGTATAGGCTAACACATCACGCCAGCTATTATCTGATATTGAAGTAAAGGTTAATGTATTTGTAGCATTATCCCAACTCAATCTCATGTTACCTGCTGCTCCAAAAGTTAAATCTCCAGAATCTGTAGAGTTACTTAGAATTTGAGCTGCTGGTTGACCAGAGTTTTGGTAGTTAATAGCACGCCATGTTTGAGATACTGGAGTAATCCATGAAGGAGTACCATTATTATTAATAGTAAGTACTTGTCCTACACTACCATTAGTAAGACCTGTAATCAACTTACCTGTAGTGCTATCAAACACAGCTAATTGCCCAACTACTGCTCTTGAAGGTCCACTAACAACTCCTGTAGTGTTTGTCTGCACAAACGTCCACTTAGTTCTTACTTGTGACCAAGTAGAGGAAGTGGCAGCAGGGGTACTCTCCTTACATATTAGCAAATCACCAATTTCTACTGGCTCTCCATTGATATATCCAACACTATCAGTATATGTACCAGTACCAAATGTCACCACGTAAGTATGACCAATATCAGCTGTGGGTGTAAATGAACCTGGACTTGTAGTACCAGCCTCAACTGCACCTTTATATAGCATTGCATTATTAGAACCAAGAATACTATCAGCATAGTCTTTAGCAGTCTGTATTGCATTCCATACCATTAAAGGTGAAGCTGCAATAGCTGCAACTACGTTAGTATCATTAATGTTCTCGTTATCACTTGATGGGTCAGGCTTAGTGTTAAGAATATCCTGTAACTTTACATGACCATACAATTTAGTAGAAGCACCACCATATTCTGGCTTTAAAGATATGTGAATCTTTGGTGTAACGTGACCTTGTACATCACCCTTTAAGTTACCAATAATGTAACCATCTAAGACTGATAAGTCTCCATGATTAACATTAACTGGTCCGTTAGAGTTCATACCTCCAGCTATTGTCATCTTCTGGGTGGCATCGTTGAATGTAAGACCATTAGCCTTTCTTACCTGAGAAGTATCTGCCGTATTACTAGCCTCATTATAAGATAGTAATATGTTTCTATCTCCCATTAAAGTAGACGGAGCTAATTGCTCAACATAATCTCTGATTTCTATGTTATGATTCTCAGCCAATGTAACGTGCCCAGTGGCATCTACTATAATATTCGGAATTACAAAGATACTTGCATTTCCAAGATTAGTAGACTGCCCATAAGAACCTGGGACTACTCCACTGGTTTTGTGTAATAGCTTTCTATTAGCTGCATCCCATTCAAGGGGAGGTTCAGTGTCTACTCTACTAAGAGCATTACTACTAATAATAATTCTATTACCATCACCTTTTCTGATACTAATACTCTCACCAGCAGTAGACATTAAGAAGAATGAGTTACCAATCTGAACTTTTACTGAACCACTTACTTCTGATATTTCAATACTAGGGTATCCAATACTAAAGTAAGTTCCACAAGTCCACATTTCTCTTGTGTCTTCTATAAACACAATAGGGTTTAGACCCTTTGGAATACTCTCAATCAGAGGTTCAAACACCTCTTTCTTCTTTACATATGCAAACTTACTATCAATTACCATTATTCAATTATTTTAGTAGTTAGTAAGTTGTCTAATCTTAAAGCTGTTTGTGCTAGTGTTTCAGTTGGAATCACATAGTTACCAGTTGCATTTATAAGTATATCAGTACCATCTAATACTGGATTGGTCTTAATAGGCTTCTTGTTAACAGTCTTGTTTCCAATCTCATCAATTTTAGCTTGCATTTCATCCAACAGTTGTTGAACTTTATCAAGTATATCAATGATTTCCTTATTGTCCAAGAATACTACCCATTTCTCACCATCATATAACAACATCTTACTGTTGTCCTTAATCCAGATATGGTAAATAGTTGGAGGAGTCATATCACCCCTCCAGAAATTTACCTGCTTATTGTTTACCATTGCATCTGCCATGTTATTCTAATATTATAGAAGCATTAGTAGTAATGTTATTAACAATCTGTTCTAATGCTGTAAGTTTATCCATTAGTAGTTTACCTTGAGCTGCTGATAAGGGGATGTCAGTTCTATTAGTTACTAGGTCATTTGCTACAACAGTAATAAATTCCTTAGTATAATTAAAGGTCTCAGTTTCTCCATCTACTAAATCAAATACCATCTTTAAATCCCTATTATAATCATAGTGGGCATAAATTTCAACATGGATAGTTCTAATACTATTTATGTCTGTAGTATCTGTTCCCACCTTATTGTAGGATGTTACAAAGTCATTATTTTGGTATTCAATAGTTACCATTTTAGCTAAGCATAACCTTTCTGCAAAATCAATAGCATTGTTAAAGTCTTCATAATATGAAGATGGATTAGTACTAGAATACATATCATAGCCAATATTTGCATTTAGCCTATTAATGTCTTGCTCAACACCAGAGAGCCTAAACTTTATATCAGAATCGTTATAATTCTGCAATCCATCAAGCTTTGTTTTATAGACATCAGTAAAGTCATTAGCACTTAGCCCCATCCCTGAGACCTTCTCAACATATATACTAACATCTGGAATCTCGGTCTTTAAAGCATAACCACTTAAATCAACTCCAGGTATTGCAGCTATTTGTTGTTGTACCCAAGTCTGTGAAGCTAGTCCCTCGATACTTGGGATAACAGGAGTATTAATAAGGTCGTTGTAGTCTTTAGAGAATAGTTCTGACTTATCAGCTTTACCGTTTAGTGTAGTTTCAATACCACTAATCTTAGTATTAATTCCACCTATAGTAGTATTCTGAGCAAGTATAGCATCACTTAATTCCTTAAAGGTATTGTATGATGGGTCAGCACCTTCTAAGATTATATCAAACCTACTGTCTGTATAGCCCTTAGCTTCTAATAAAGCAGTACCAGCAGCACCAGCAGCTTCAGCCCCAAGTTCATCTAATGTATATGTTGGTTTATTAGGTTGCTTAGCCCATGCAGGTACAGTAGGGTCAGTTTCAGTAAACTCAGTTAGATAACCTTTAGCTTCTAGTTCTTGTTCAGTAACTAGGTTACCTGGCAGTGAACTTATATATCCACTATCGTTCTCTAACTGTGATACTCTAGTTGGTAGTTCTGTTCGGTCAGCTTTTCCACTAATATCTGGAATATCAGTCTTGTTAGCTTTCTTAGCAACTTCACCTTCCAAATCAGTTATTGTCTTTCTGATGCCAGAGTCATTATAGTTAGTAAGTCCAGATAACTTGGCTTTCTCTTCTATAGTAAAGCTCTGTTCAGATAGACCCATTCCTACTTGTTTGTCAACCTTATTATTCCAGCTATCAATGTCTTGCTGATTTATATTCTTTGCAGCACTAGCAGCAAATTGAGGTTCTAACTCTTGGGTTAAATAACTTTTGGCTTCAAGTTCCTTATCAGTAACATACTCTTTAGGAACTTCAGTTAGGTACTCTGAGTCATTCTCTAATTGAGAAACCTTAGTAGGTATTTCACTCTTATCAGCCTTACCAGAGACATCTGGAATCTTAGCATCAACTTCTTGTTTAGTATAGTAGTTATTAAGTTGTATATCGCCACCTTCAATAGCAGCAAGTTTATCATCAACTTCTTCTTTAGTATATACTGTATGCTTATCAGCCTTAGCTGCTAACAATTCACGTATAGTTGTGGTATCAATACTCTCTGGATTATATCCACTCTGGTCAAGTATTTCTACAGTAGTCTCTCCTAATCCTGTCTGTGCGCTCTTGAATATATAATATAGGTTACTAAATATCTCTTGAGTTCCAAGTAATTTAAAACCACCTATAATACTACTAACTCCTAAAACAGTATTAGAACCGTTAGGAATCATTACATATATATACTCATTAGCTCCAGCATTAACTGTATAGACATTATCAATAGTTCTATCAAGCTTTGTATAGTCTAGAGAAGTTCCAAAGTAATTTGGGTATTTAATGTCAAATGTAACAACTCTTGTAGCACTAATATCCTCATACTTATATTTAAGGGTAATTACCATAGATGTAGTCCTATTAGTAAAAGTATATTCTCTTACTTCTGGACTTAGTGTAACCCCATTGATAGATTGCTCTATAACTTCTTTATGGTACTCCCAAGTAACTTTTACATCTGTAGGTTCATCTCCATAACACATATATTCTGGGTCCAGAGATATAGCCTTGACGTTATCATCAATAGATGCTGCTGCTATTTTAGCATTAACCCATTCAGTAGAAGCAATTCTGTTAGAATTATCTGTCATCAAGGGCAATGTAGTAGTCGGAGTTCCAGCAAAGCTTGGGGAGAATATATCAGCTTTGTTCTTAAATCTAATTTCTATCTCACATGCCCATTGGGCGAGCTTAAGGTTAATTTCATCAATAACCTTATTAATATCGAAGGCTATTGAATCAGTTACAAAGGTATATAAATCTTTTTGATTAGACAAGTTACCTTTGATGTTTCCCCACTTTAGAGCATATTCATCTGCTATACCAAGATTGATTCTGGCTATAGTTCTCTGATATTCATCAGTTAACTCTGAAAATAGATTCTCCTTTTGAAATCCATCATCACCACCAGTACACCCATAATATTTAGAAGTATCACAGTCATCTTTAATACAGATATGGTCTACTCCTTCCTCTTCTACCTTTACACTGTCTATCTTGTCTATTGTAATAACATCATAGTCGGCACAAATTCCTTCTACTTCCTCTTTCTCTATAACACCATCTATTATCTTAGTATCTGGTTTTATATTAGAAATAGAATGTGGGTAGTCAGGTAAAATGGGAGCTTCTTGTTCTTGTTCGTCAAGACGTATAAACTCTGCCATATTTAGATTTGAATGATTTGATAAGCATATGTCATAGGGTCTAAGAAGGATATAATAGTAGCCTCATTAACCTTATGAATTGTTTTGGTAATTGTCATTGATAAACTGGTATCTCCAATAGGAAACACTTTATTATATAATGACCCTTCCATATAACATACATTCTCGTTAAACATATTATTAACTGAGTTCCACCTCAGAGTTGTGTCATGACAGCCTCTAAGGAACGTATTGCCCTTACAATCAGCTTCTAATACATTATCATATGTATCTCCCAAGAATATATTATTAGTACACCCTTGTTTCAATTCATTATGCTTAGTATTATGTAATTCAGAGCTGTCAGTAATAACTCCTCCAGTTAAGTCTGAGAATGTATAGAAATCTCCATATGCTGCTCCAAGATTAAGATTAGTGTTGTCTAACTCCTCAGCTGTTCTTCTAAACTTTATATTCTTAAAGTCATAGTGAGCTGAATTGAAATGATTGTCTCTCATAAATGTTATTCTACCTTTAGTAGTAACTCCGTCTTCGAGAGTTTCTTTGGTAGGGTCATATTCAATAACCCAATCCTTCATTTTATCATTATCAATAACAACCCTTGGGTCTAGCCTATTATTAGTAATAGCTGTTACAATTAGCTTCCAAATAGGTGAGGGGTTAGTGGAGCTATCAGTGCCCCACGTAACCTTCTGACCAGAACTATTAGTAACATTAGAAGAATAAATAGTTTGAAAGTCTGTAATAACATACCTTGCCCCTGTTACTAAACTCTTCTTACCTATATTGTCATTGAGTACTGCGTAGGTGACTTCTAAGGGTTTGGATTGTCCTCCTTCTTCAGTATAATCAATGATACCTATATTCTTTCTCAGTTGCTCTTGCTCTAACTCAGTTAACCCACCTAATAGGTCTTTCTTCTTGAAATAATTATTCAAATCATGAATACAGGCATAACGTCTTGTATCCCTTTCTATTGCCATGTTAATTATTCATTAAGAATTCATATATTCCATCTATCTTATCAAAGTATTGACAAGTCTGAATGAAGGATATTTGGTGGAGAATCATATCATAGTTCTCCACATATCCCTTGTTTAACCTTTTGAGGAATTTGTCAAAGTCTTTGATTACTTTCAACTTTAGGTTAGTTATTGCATCCACAACCACCTCCTCCTATAGTGTTTTTGTCAATCATAACATCTTTACAAATTCCTCCGCACTGAGTAATGTCCTCTAAGACTCTCTGAGCCTCGTAGTACTGACCTAACTCAATTAAGTACTTAATAACATTAATTGCCATCCATATAATATCTCTATTATAGATTAACATCTTAACATCATCAGTTTTATTCTTACATCTTCCTGGTAAGTCCCCTAAAAGATTCTTACACAATCTATAGAAGCATTCATTGATATGGCAAACACAGAATGTATTCTTATCACCTCTGATGATTGTAGTAGTTTTCTCAGTAACAGTAGCAGGTGGCATGGCATTAACTTCCAATACTTCCTCTACGGTTACTCCTACTGACTCCTCATCAACATACTTCATAAATGACTCGGATTGTGTATCGTAGTAGTAAACAGAATGGTAAGCTGTCAATGCAGTAGGATTCCTCTCTAATACATATTTAAGCCATACGTCTGTTGGTAAGATTATGTGAGTTACTTCATATAGACCATCAATAGGCATCTCCATTTCGGATTCATCAATGCAGTCTATAACATGCTCTACAATATCATACTTCTGAGTTACTTCATCTCCTGAAGACTTAATACTTGTTATAGCATTAAGGGTAACTGTTTGACTATAGGCATAGTTACGAGTACTTACTGTGATTTCATCGGTCTCATTTAAGTACTCGTCATTATCCCTTTCAAGTCCAGTTATTGTAATACCACAAGCTCCCTTCTTGCATATTTTAAATACTGAATCCATAATTATACGTTGAAGTCAGCTCTTACTTTAGTTTTGATTTCTCCTACCAGTGTAAGATAATCTAGGTATTTCTGTCTATCAGTTTGATTATCAGATAAACCTAAAACAATACTATTGGAGCTGTTAATTAAATCAAACTCTTCATCTTGGTCTACATACTGTCTAATAATAGCTTTAATGCATTCTTTGTGGTCTGGTTGACCATGTAGATGAACTTGTATATATGTCCACCTTGTTTCCTGTGTTACTTCCTCTGTCTCTGGGTCAGTAACATCAACTTCTTTTGACGTAATGTCATAATTATAGTAATATGTACCATTACCTAATTTCTCTATTAAGTCTGGCTGCACATCCATTTCTATTCTTCTTGGTTCTAACATAAGGTCTTATTTTAAAATTTACTGGGAATGAATATCTGGTTAGAGAGTAGAATAGATTCCTACTCTTACTCTCAAAGTAATAGGATTTATTATTGTATACAAAGTTAACTCTAAAACACTTACTATAGCTAACTATATCTACAATATGAATGTACTTGTTATAAAATCTTGAAATATTAGATTTCTTCCCATCCCAATTAGAGAATCTTAAACCTGTATCTCTTTGAATCTTCCTTAATAGATTCTTAGAATTACAAAACTTTAGCCAACCAAAATATGATTGCATTCTCCTTCTTAATTCTTGTTTATCAATCTTGCCTGATTGATACCTTCTAATAAGCTTGAATAATCTAATCTTAATTGACTTTCTTAATAATACATGGGTATGATAGAACCTATAACCTACAAAGTCTACACCTCTATCATCTACTGGGAATATTTGGTAATTTGATTTCAACCTTAAATTTAGAACCTCTTTTAAGTACATCTTTATTGCTATGAGTACTCTTCTCAAGAAGTCCTTATCACTGCTGAGAATTACAATATCATCAGCATACCTGAAGTAGAATTTACATTTTAATTCTTCCTTAACCCAATGGTCAAAGTAAGCTAAGTATAAGTTTGCAAAGAATTGAGAAAGATAGTTTCCAATAGGAACACCGTCCGCTGAATAAATGATTCCGATTAGCAGGATTAATAAACTTTTATCCTTAATCTTACGTTTGATTATATCACATAATATGTCATGGTCGATAGAAGGATAAAACTTCTTTACATCCATCTTTAAACAATAGAGTGTTTCATTTGGATGCTTTACCAAAGCTGCTTTTAAATCGTATGCTACATTATGAATACCTCTATCCTTAATACAAGAATAAGTTTGCTTGATGAATATCTTAGTCCAGATAGGTTCCATTACATTCATAATAGCATGATGTGTTATTCTATCTGGATAGTATGGTAATCTAAATATCAACCTTTCTTTGGGTTCATATATTTTAAATGTACTATACTCAGAAGTTTCATAAACTAAATCTCTTAGCTGTTCTGAAAGTCTTCTATTCTCTTCCTCCCTATTCTTATCATGTTTGAGGATTCCCCATCTTACTGATTTATGCTTTCTAGCTTTATCATCTGCCTTCTCAATATTCTCTATATCATATACCTGTTCATGTAAATAGCCTATACGCTTTAAGTCTTATATATTTATTGTGGAAGCTTTCGAGAATTAACCTACTAACACCCTGTTATTAAATACTACGTTGTCTTTTGCCAAGAGGCAAGGGTGCTGTTTAGACTGTAAAATAAAACAAATTACCTAAAGAAATATATAATAAGCCTACATTAGTATTAGCATTGCTGACTCCATTATTAGAATTGAAGTAGCTAAGACTAGCATTACTACCATTATTAGCGTTGCTGCTAACGATGAGTGTTTTGTAATAATTTTCTTGTCCAGCACCAACAGAATATAGGTAAACAGCACCCTTAATCTCGTATTGTTATCTTATATAATTATTAAACTACTTTATTTAGTGTCCTGAAGCCCACA